GACTTACCATACTTGATTGTCGTAACTGTGTTAATCTAACAAAGATTCCTATGCTTCCACGACTCAGTAAACTAAACTGTGATCATACCAGACTAACAGAGATTCCCGCACTTCCAAACCTTACTGTACTTTATTGTTGGAAATGTATTAATCTGATAGAGATTCCCATGCTTCCAAAACTTATTGTACTTTATTGTTGGGATTGTACTAATCTAACAGAGATTCCTGTGCTTCCAAATCTTGTTACATTTTCTTGTAGTGGTTGCACTAGTTTAACAAAGATTCCTGTGCTTCCGGAACTTTACGACTTTTATTGTAGTGACTGTCCATGGTTAATATATAATTCATCCTTCAACTCTAACGTGGAAAAGCTAAAATGCCTTCAACGCTTTTGTAGAAACAACCTTAAGTACTGGCGCTTTAGAAGGTGGATAAAGACAAGAGAGTTTGCGGAATGGTTTTACAGTCCAAAACAGTGGGGTGGAAGATCTGGAAAAAGAGAAATGAAAGAGATGCTCGCCCTTATAGCCCAAGAAAAATAACTAAAAATGAAATTTGCCAAAAAAATATGTTGTTATATCAAACTTATCACAACATGTCAAAATTTACTCTATTTAAACAGGCACTTCAAGAATATGAGAAGACAAAAGTCACCAATGGTGTCTCAGTCGTAAATTCTTTGTCTGAGGAAGAGTCGTCCGGCTCTTCTTGCTTTCACGATAATGTTATCACCGAAAAAGGCTCAACGGTGTGTGTAGATTGCGGAGAGGAAGTACCGTGCAGACAACCGCAAAGTAAATATACTCAAAATGACTCCAAACACGTTTCTGATCCTAATCGCGTGCAAATACGCAAGAATGAGGAACGTAGCATTTTCAAAGATGTAGAAAATCTTGGCTTTAGCGAGAACATCATCGCTAGAGCTAACAAAATCTATGCCGAGGTTACTAAAGGTAAGATTTGTCGCGGTAACTCTCGCAGAGCGATAATTTTCGCCTGTATTTTTCACGCCTATAAGATCAGTGGCAAACCTCAGACGCATGACCGTTTGATCAAGATTTTTGATCTGAAACGTAAAACATGCCTGCAGGGCCTCAAATACGTGAACTTGTACGCCCCAAAGAATTCTGCTATTCGCACCACTTATATAACTCCCATTAACCTTGTTGATGAGATCATGGATCAGTTCTGTGCAACTAAGGAACAGAAACAAGAGGTTATTGAACTGTACGAGCAGATCAGAAACAAATCTTCTAGACTAAACAGAAGTAGACCCGGTTCAGTCGCGGCAGGAATAGTTTACTACTGGATCTGTCTCAGAAAAAAGGACATTTCCCTCAAAGAATTCACTGAAAAAGTTACTCTGAGTGAACTAACAGTGAACAAAATCGCTAAAGAGATTGCAGAGGTTTTGGACACTCCCGACATTGTCTGAATCTAAAATAGATTTAGAAATTGAAATTTTCTTTTCTTCCTGTTTACAATCAACATGAATCAACTATCTCTATTCTCTAATGTAGTTTCCTTGAAGAAGGATCAGAACGTATTTTTAAGCCCATCATCCATTATGACTGCTCTAGCCATGCTTAAAATGGGAGCCGACCAAAATACCTACGCTGAACTGGATCGGGTTGTCGAGGATCGTCCTTTAGTTTTATCCACGTCGAAAGAAGTCACGGCCAGAGTTGTTAACTCTATTTGGTCTGAAATGAAACTTCGTGACCAGTATGTAACTGATTTGGCCAGCTTTTTTAACGCCGACGTACACAAAACATTGGACTATAAGGTGATCAACGCATACGTTGAAGCGCATACTGAAAACATGATTAAAAATTTGCTTAAAAATCCTTTGCCCGATGATATGGTGGCAGTTCTGATTAATGCGATCTACTTCAAGGCACAGTGGAAAAAGCCATTCAAAAAATCTTCCACGCGGATCGATGCTCCCTTTCTAACAGAAGAAGGGAAGGCAAGCGGAAAGACATGTGAACTAATGACGACAACCTATAATAGTCTACGATATGCGAAGAAGGAAAAGTGGACTGCAGGCTCTCTGCCATATAAGGATGACTCTGTCTGTGCTACGTTCGTGGTTCCTAACAATGGCTTTAGCATCGACGAAGTCCTTTCTGAGGTACAACTTTCGGATCTAACTCAACTTCCCTTCGCCCACGATGTGGACGTTTCTATTCCCAAGTTTAATATCTCATGGGGAGACTCTTTGGTCGAAACTCTACAAACTATGGGTATTAAAAGTATGTTTAAGGAAGCAGGCTTTTCCAAGATTCATCCCGACATGTTTGTCACAGATGTTATTCACCGTGCTGTCTTGGAAATGGATGAAGAGGGTACAGAAGCAGCAGCTGCTACCTTTATTGTACTCGAGAATTGTTGTTCGTTCGCTCCTAGAGATTCTCTTCGTGCCGATCGTCCCTTCATTCTTTTCATTCATCAGGGCAATAATGTTCTATTCGCTGGGGCCATTCGCACCATTCCTTAATCATCCAAAATTGAAATTTCGAGCGAAAATGGTGTGTAAAATCAGTATGGGTCAAACCGAAAGCCAACCGGAAAAATATGAATACAGAACCTGTTGCAGGATCACGTGCTGTGAACGTCCTAAGAAGCCAACTCAAGAGACTCAGGAAAGTCAGGAGACTCAGGAGACTCAAGAGACCAAGAAGAAGCGACATCGAGTAGACTGTTTTTATGTCGACTGCATTTATTCCCACTAAAACTAAGTAGAAGAAAAGCCCTCACACATGGTGAGGGCTTTTCTTCGTTCCATTTAAAAAGAAATAATCCCGTATAAAATGTCTAGTCGAACACAACAAGAGCCTGATACTGAACTTGTTGAGAATATGAACAAGATTCTTGACAAAGCCTTTGCCGATATTCGTAAAAGAGTTCTTACTTTAGTTACTCGTCACGAAAAGAAGATTATGCGTATGTCTAAGACCGTTCCAAAACCGAAACCTGGACGTCCTAGCAAGGCCACTCTCCATAAGGAAGAGGAACGATTGCACCGCCACAAGCGCTCCAGCTATCATCGAAGTAAGAGCTCAACCAGCGATACTGATTAATTTTATACTATACATAGTATAAAATATGCTACTTTTTAAGAATCATGACCTCGAGAGCTACAAGAGCGATGGCAAATAGACATGCCAAGAATCCAACCCATCTGTTCATATCATCACTATCAAATCTGAATCTCATTTATCATTCCCAAGACGTTTTAACACCTCGTTTTCCTTAACCATTCGCTCTAATTCTATTTCTAGCTGTTCCTTATCTAGCTTATTCTGTGCATAAGTCATCTCAAACTGACTGCGAATTTGTACCAGATGTTCTATTTCCAAACGCATTCTATTATGAGTCTCAACCATACGCTCTTTCTCCCTAACCAGCTGAACGTTATAGTCGCGTATTTTTTCCAGATCCTTAATCTGCTGGGTAAGTCGTTCATTCTCACTCTTAAGCTTATTCACCTCTTCTGTATTGTTGTTTGCGGTCTTTTCCTCCAGAGATTTGATATGTAGCTGTAACTGTGCGATCTCATTGGACATGAGTTTATTCTTACCGAGTAGTTCATCGATATCATGCCCCTGTCTGTCTTTCATACGTGATTTTCTAACCTCTAGACATGTATCACATAGGATATTTCCTCTCTGTGAAATCGTTTCGTTGCATCCCGTGACACGAGAATTGGAACATAGTCTTTTCATGACAGAACTCATTTTATTTCGGCCAATTTCTTTTTAAGATCATCCATAATTTGCTTTTGTTTTTTAAGTTCTTCTAACAGGAGAACGCTAAGGAGAGAATAACGCACACTCGCTGGTCGACCTTTATCGTCTTTGGGAACTATTATCGGTAACTGCTCCTCTACTTCTTCTGCAATTAATCCTATGTGTAACTCCTCAATGTTTCCATGACCTTCGGCCGGATTGAACGTAACAGGTCTCAAATTATAAATCTTACTGGTATCAATCTTTTTACCGATCTCCTCAATGTTTTCCTTCCATCTATTTGATGATGAGACAGGATACAGACAGCCACCGTTAGCGGATGAAAAATTGACTTCCGTGCCATTGGGAAATGTTCGCAAATTATTTGGAAAGGTAACGGTGTTATCTCCCGCAGATACAACTCCTTGTCCAAAAACGATCTGATTCATTGGTATTTCAGAGCTTGTATCAGCTCCGTCACCAATACATATACAGCCATTACCGGCTACATTAGTTATTCCGGAATTTGCACCGATGAATATGAGACTGGAACCGATTTCATTGGAATGGCCGGAAGATTGACCAAGAAATACGTTCCAACATCCTTCGGTATTTTTAGCACCGGCAACAGCACCGGTAAACACATTGCCAAAGCCACTCGTATTATTAAAACCTGCTTCTGCGCCTGTAAATGTATTATAACTTCCTCCAGATTCGTTAGATGCACATACGTTATTTCCAAGATAGGTATTCTGTGTACCGGAAGAATAACGACCGGTATCGGTTCCTACACATGTATTCATACCTCCAGAATGGACAGAACCTGTATTCTCTCCGATGCATACGTTCTCATCACTAATGTCATTCTGTCCAGACTTGACTCCGATGTAAACACTGGACTTGCTAACTGTTCCCGTATCGGGACCGATATAAATACTTTTGTTCTCTACATTTGCAACTACACCGGGAGGTCCCTGTGGTCCAGGAGGTCCCTGTGGTCCGGCTGGTCCTTGTGGTCCAGGAGATCCATCATTTCCGACTGGGCCTATCATTCCCTCGGGTCCCTGTGGTCCAGGAGGTCCAGGAGGTCCCGGAGGTCCTTGTTCTCCCTTAGGTCCTTCAGGGCCGGGAGGACCACGATCACCATCTTCTCCTTTGGGACCGATTGAACCGACCATTCCTTCATCTCCCTTTGGTCCTTGCTCTCCGGGAGGTCCTTGAAAACCTTTCATACCCTGTCTACCTTTGGGACCGGGAGGACCTTGATCTCCCTTTGGTCCTTGAGGTCCAGGAAGACCTTGTTCTCCCTGATCTCCTTTAGGACCTTGTTCTCCTTTGAGTCCGGGAAGTCCTTGTGGGCCTTGATCCCCTTTTGGTCCGGGAAGTCCTGGTAATCCGGGTACACCTTGTATTCCCTGTTCTCCTTTGGGTCCGGGAAGTCCTTGTGGACCGGAAAGTCCCCGTATTCCCCGTATTCCCTGTGAACCGGAATGACCGTGTTTCCCCTGTAAACCCTGTACTCCCTGTAAACCCTGTAAACCCTGTTCTCCCTTGTTTCCCCGCACCCCCTGTAAACCCTGTACTCCCTGTTTCCCCTCACTCACTTGATTTCCCTGTCCCCCCTGTCCTACCTGTCCTCCCTGTCCTACCTGTACAGGTCCTTGTCTACCCATAGGAACTAGATCGCTTGCTATTCGTTGTTCTACAGCGCGATATGTTGCCCAGCGTTCTCCATCGAATCTGAAAAATCCTTTGTTCCTACTTTTAGATATCTGCACTAGCTTGTCTAGAAGAGAATTTTCAGCCTGTTTTTTCTCATTTTTTTGATAGGTTGTACATATCTTAAAATGGTGGGCCATTATTATTTATTAAGTCATAAATAATAATTTATCAGGGTGATCGAATAAACTGCGTACAAGAACAATCTTCTGCCATCTTTGTTCCGTAGTCGGGAGACAGATCTTGAGGAGGATACAAGGCCTTGTTGTCGCAAAGATTAGACGCTAACGATGGTTTTTCCGTGATTACACCGATTTCCCATTTTTTGGGAGAGATATACGTGTCTTTACGATTGTAAGGTGGTAGAGGAAGTTTGGTGGATGGAGAGTTGTTATGGTGAGAGTTTGATCCCGGGGTTGAAGACCTGTTTGATTTACTGCCGTGTCCTTTGAAAACACCGAGAACAACGATGGCTATAACTACTCCAACCAACGTCATTGTTGCTACAACCGTGAACACTAACATTCTAGTTGCCATGTTTATCTTGATCAATATATTTAAAAATACATAACCGGAAGACAAAATGGCTCATTATGGAGAGACGATAAATGATGGTTATGATCCCACAAGGGAAGGACTGTATCAAGCGTTTACACAATATTTTGCTAATCCTACAATGAAGAAGCTTAAGGATGTTAATGGATACAGTATGTATATCGCTAAAACCGATTCGCAGTTAGGAATCGAGTTTAGATATATCATTGTATTTATTCCACAGGATGAAGCTCTAGTAGGATCTGCGGAGAAAATGGATAAACTTCGATGGGTCTCGTTACAGACTCGCATGCTCAGAGAAGAGCACCGGCTTCCTATCCATGCATATTATCCGGAACGTTTACCTATACTGGACAAAAAGATAATTCTCACATATAAGGATGATAGACAATATAAGTATAACGTGACTGATCTACCGCTCACTGTAACGCTTCTACCAGTAGGCTCAACCAAGGGCGCAGAATATGTTTCGACCGGTAATCTTGTATCAGCTTTGGAGACTTATCAAACAATCGTGTCGCTATTATAAAAATGAAATATGTATTAAAAGCTCGTCACAGTTGATAAATGAGTGACAAAGACTCTGTTTTAGAAAAGCAATATGTAGAAGCCGAAAGACCCTATTCGCAAAAAGAGCTAGAAAATCTTCGCCAACGAATGAGGAGGCGACTTTATCTTGGCACAGTTCTTATCGAGCATGAAAACTGTGGACACTTTTATTATGCCCGAGCAAACAGTCGTAAGGAGAGAGAAGCCCGTGAGACTGGTCAGAAAAACGTGGGCAATTGTTCAGTTTGCTGGAAGATCAATAGAACTCCTCGTCGTCTCAAAGGGCGGGCTAAAGATCTAGTAGATGAATATTGTAGGACACTGCACGAAGATCCACAATATTGGACCTACTATCTGCACGATTTGGAAAGTGATTTCTACTTCTGGTTGTACAACGAATTTAATCCTAAAAAAGAACTTAAGGAATAAGGTTGTTACGATAAATGTTTCGTGTAAGAAGCAATAAGCCTCAGGAATCGGTTTACAAAAAATACCTCCCCGAACGTGATGTCATAGTTTTTGACAAAGAGACTGGACTGTGGAAAATTGTTAAGGAGAAACCCAATCCACCCATTCCACCTAAATCTTAAACTGTTACCAGTTTAAAATTACTTCTTATTGATACTCTTAACAGTGCTGGCGATCTTATCACCCTTGCCAACCTTTTCGCCGAGCTGAGTTAACTGGGGAATCAAACCGTTGAGAAAATCATCATTCTCGCTACCCTCTTTTGTAAACTCGAACGGCATTGCAACAATACAGTTACATGGCTGTGTCTTATGTACCTCATCATAGTCATCGAGGATAACAGTGTTATCCTTTGAATACCCATCGATCTTGTAGATGTCCCACAACATACTTAGATCTTTACTACCTTTTTTCTTATCCTTTGAGATATCACAATGGTAAGAGAAGAAGATATAATCGATTTTCCTATCCTTTTTACCGGCTAAAACGACCTTATCGATGATGAACAACGCATAATCTTTGCTTGCGGCTGTCCATATCGATACGAGATAATTCTGAAACAAGAAGTCCAAAAATTTTTGCAAATTAGGCCGCTCAAACACGATATAATACCCGTCCATATCGTGATGTGCGAATTTTTTTGATTTAGCCTTGTTCTTCTTGAAATCATACTCCTCAGATGGTTCAGCCGAAATAATTGTTTGATCCAGATCGAGTAAGATGCGTGGTTTATTACTCATTTCTTATCGATAAGAATATTTTTAATTAAGGTCGCCGAGCATCCATCGGTCTCTGGTTCGGAGGAGCAATCTGTGATTCTGTCATTTCTCTCCCTTGGGCTAATGCCTTTGCTCGCGCCATAGTCCCATGAGGATCGTCTGGGGCTTTAGCTGTTACCGGACCGGTTCGAATTACATTTCTAGCAGGGCGATGAATATCTGGCAATTCTCCTCGAAAAGCGGTCGGATCTTCAACAAACTCGTGTCCCTGACGTATTCTACGAGGTTGAGGTATGTTGCGATGACGATCATCTTCATATGGAATATCTTCTATCGAAGTTGCTCCTCCTCCCTCTTCTTTAATCGGTTGCATTCTTTTGGGAACTGGTTTACGCATAGGCTCTCGCATAGGCTCTCGCATGGGCTCTCGCATAGGCTCTCGCATAGGCTCCCGCATGGGCTCTTTTCGTGGGAAGCTACGAGGAGCTTGTATAGCAAGATCAGGTTCTTCTTCGGGCTCCTGTTCATAGGGCTCTTCAATCGGTTCGGATAATTTTGGCGGAGGTGGAGGGGCTAGACGCGAAATTATGTTTTCCACCCAGTTGAATGCGTATGCGCCATCATACTTCTCTACTCCTCCATTGGCATAAACACATAAGATGCATGGTACAATGGTCACCTCGATCTGTTGATTCTGTTTGATACGTTCCCGCACCTTTTGATTGTCAATAGATAACAGTTGTAGACGTAACGCAGAGTTAAAGTCTAACCCACTCGTTCGCATCATATCCATAATCCTCTTACATCCCGCAGAGTATTTGCTGTACACCAATACTGAATATTGTGGGTCCATTTACTGAAAGTGATTTTGTGTTTTAAATAATTTATATGTTCCAATAAACATGGAATATGGCCAAACAGTATGCAATGGAGAAGTCTGTGACTTTAACTATACACGCCACGTTGGCTGGAGTGAGGGTAATGAGTGCATTCGTGGCTATTATTCTCCTCAGACAGTCAATCTAATTTCTCGTAAAGTAACAGAGCTGACAATGGGAGTTGATCCAAAGAATAGACCGATTATCGTGCCAAATGTCCGTATATGTGAGGTAATGGATGATGTCTATCAGTCATTCACTCCTTCAGTTGGTGATATCTATTCTAGGTATATCGTACCAAACGGAGAACAAGAGGATATGGTACAAAGCATGATTGACCAAACTATCGAGATAATCACATCATCCATCCGTAACGATCTAGGAATACAACAAAATAACCAAAAGCTATCTGCCTGGGTACAGGTGCTAGGAGACTTCAACCAAGATGGTCTCCGATCACATGACATAATTAAAGTCAGAGAAAAGAGACCTACTCCCATGCAGTTTCATCTCAATTACTAATTCTAAAATCTTCAGATTTTAGAACTTGATTCTATCTTCAAATAGGCGACCAAGAGAAACCATAGTGATTACACCATGATCAATGTGTTCTACTTTGTTGAAACTGTTACGAAACTCTGCAATCTCTTTATCCCCTCCATATTCTTTTAACTCTCTCCAATGAGGCGCTGCTAGAATTTCATCGATATACTCACCGTGGATATCGTAATACATCTTTTTAGCAAGGCTTTCCGAGTACCGATAAAGAGGATCACGTTTGTTTTCCTGAATAAAATTCATCATACAGTTGAAGGAGCAGAATGCGCCGTCAGTCTCGTAGTAAGACTCTTCATCCAATGTTATACGGACATCCTTGTTTTTCTTGAGTTCTTCTTTTCTTCCACGCGTGATGTGTTCGCTGATGGTATAACGATCCTTAGTTATCTCAGAAAGGTAAGATTTGGTTGCTCTGCTTGGTACAAACCTGATCGGACAGCCCAACGGTTGATACTCGTCGGGTATAAAATTGCGATCCCAGAAGCACTTGTATTTGTGTGATGTGCGGATGTTTTTTCCAGTTCGAAAGTCTATCATCGATACAGTACACTTTCTAATCTGTTTAGATTCATCGAGAAAAGATACCACCTCGGGAGTTTTCTTGACTATGTCTAGATCGTCGAGCTTGGTGGTGTTCTTCGGTATGTCCTCGTCGAGCAGGATGTTGCTAGAACCTATACCGTATTTCTGCTCTACCTTTTCGATGTTGACACCGTAAAGGGAAAACACATACCTGTTGGACCTTTTAGATCTGCCTGACATTTTGGTAAAGACATCTAAAATAAGATATTTTCATTTTTATAATAAATGACTTGTGTTGACAAGAAATTCTGGTTAGAAAACCTTGGAGCGCTGTTCTCATCGATTCAGGTTGTTCCAACACATACCATGAATCTGGCTCAACAGTTGAATTCGATAACAAGGTTACTATTAATCGTTTTCATCATCATGCTTTTGTTCAACTTCAAGTATAGTGTTCACTTCCTAGTAATTTCCATAGTTTTCATAATTATTATTTACTATATGCAAAGGAAGACAATGAGTAAGTGCCAAGAAAAATATTCTAACCCTACTGTAGTTGAATACTACAAGCCACCATCCAATTATCTCTACGCAGGTCCGCAACCTTCCATCCCACAAAATCCCAAATCTGTTGCACCTCCTCCCGATATGCGCAAGTATGCACAGACACGAATGGCGAATAAGGGCGGTAAAGAGTTTGCCGAAGCAATCATTGAAACGCCAGAAAAGTTACCTTTCTGCAATGACGTTGTCGATGTCAATTCCAGTTTTAACTTTAGTATGAATCAAACGTTAGCGGGAGGAGATTATGGCGGAAAATACCGCCCCAATCCTAAAACGCTAGTGGCACCGATTATAAAACCTCCTTCACACGATTTGAGTTACTGGAGAGATAATAATCTTACCACATACTCTGCTATTAATAGCGAACCGGGCCAGATTGATATGTACGCTTCTGGCTATGCTGTATCTACCTGTTGTGGATATCTGAATGAAGGTTCTGAGCTTGTCCCCGAACCAAATCAACAGATTCCACAAGCTGTCGGAGGTAGAGCAGATTACAAGGAAGGGTACGGAATCGTTTCTCCCGTTCCTACCGTGGATAACGTTTTTGTACCTACTTTACCGGTGAAGGAAGGGTATGCTGAAATCGTTTCTCCCGTTCCTACCGTGGATAACGTTTTTGTGCCGACAATGCCTTATATTAAAGAAGGATATGAGCGTAAAAACGAGAAATATACGCCTCTCAAAACTGTAGAAAATCCCAACTGGGCAGTAGTTCAACCTAATCAGCCTGGCTGGGTAAACACATCCTGTGGATACAATCCTGACCAGTTGTTTGAGGCTGGTCTGCCAGCAAATCTTCCTACTGGCAATTGTGAACAAGATCCTGTTTTCAAACAGTATAACGAAAACTTGTATACCCAAACTGTAACTCCCGGAGTTTACACGAGAAATCAGGTTAACGAACCGATCAACTCCAATATCGGCATCTCTTTTCAGCAACAATTCGAACCAACCACCTGTAATCGCAATGATAAGGGTCTAAACTATCTTCAACACGATCCTCGTATCATTGAGCCGGCCATATTTGAACCGGTCACCAGTGTAAAAGAAAAGGCTGTATATGATAATGTCTATGACCCAAGATTTTACGGCTACGGTACCTCGTATCGTAGCTATATCGATCCAGTAACCGGTCAACCCCGTTACATGTATGACGATATCAACGCTATTCGCATGCCCAACTATATCACTAGAAGCAAAGTGGATTTTCTTCCTTATGCTGACAGCTATGGTCCTGTACAGGCTGGTAGCGAGTTTGGCAACCGTCTTAATCCCAACATTCGCGAACTAGCTCAGGATAGCTGGATGCGAGATTCTCTACAATTCAGAAATGACATGACCGAGAGACGAATGAGAAAGATCAACTCGGAGATGTGGCAAAAGAGACAATTTCCACACGGTCCTGGTCAAGCTAACAGCTATAAGTGTTAAAAATTGAAAATCTAGGCAATGAAATCTATCATTTTTGCAAATGACAGATATCGATCGCGAGACGAAGCGGAATGAATTTTATGCTATTCTGGATGAGGGTAAAGGAGTCCATAAAAAGGCTCCCGCAGGAACCAGAGAATGGTCGGATCGCAGTTATAATATTATTAACCCTAGATATCTTTGTCCGAATGAGTGTGCCTACTGTTATGTTAAGCCTATGTCGGTAAGATTTGGAAGAGGAGGAGGTGGCTGTGGAGAAGAGGACATTGAAGATTTGGGTGAAAAAGGCCGTAAAAAGTTTGTCCTCGCCGAGAAAAAGGTTGAGAAGGCATGGGGCAGGCCGAGAAAACCTCACAAATATATGTTTCCAACTTCTCACGATATTTTTCCTGAAATTATGGTCGAATATGTTGAAGTTGTTAAGAAAATGTTGAATGCAGGCCACAGTGTATTGTGTGTCACTAAACCACGATTGGCGTGCATAACATACATCTGTGATGCTCTTAAAGATTTTGAAGGTGCAACAGATCGTTTTTTCTTTCGATTTACGATCGGAGTTAAAAATCGCGATATCGCTAGAAAATGGGAAAAGTTTTCGACCCCATTTAGTGAGCGTTTGGATGCTCTAATGTATGCTTACGGAATGGGTTTTGAGACAAGTGTAAGTATGGAACCTTACTTGGAAGAACCGGACGAGATAATTGAGGCTATTCAGTATTATGTGACTGATAGCATATGGCTTGGCCCAGTAAACCACTTGAATAGGATGCCAAAACCGGATGATGTTGACGAAAAAGAGTGGGACGAAATGAGAGCCGAGATGGAAAGCTTTCACTCTCCGAAGAAGACTCTTGCAAGGGTGCGTAGATTGCGACACAACAAGAAGATTTACTGGAAGAAAGAAGCTGTGGAAAAGGCGATATTCGCCCTTAACAAGGAATAAGATTGAAAATGTGAATGAAATATTCTCTAAAATAAAATGCAGTTCAAAAAAGACACAGTAGTAGACAACGAAGAAAGTATTTCTCGTATCAGTTGGAAGGAAAAACCAAATGGCCCGATACTAAGTTATAAATATCGTTTACCAAAGTCTAACCTAAATTGGGATGCGTGTCTAGATCTCTTCTGGCTTGAATGGACATCACACGAATCTACACGAGACCCCAAAACTGGCCTCAAGCATATAAGCGCTCTTTCTAAGCCGGTTCAGCAATCATGTCTGATGGTATATGGTACAACACAGAGTGACAAAGGAGAGGATAAAGGTGTATACTTTCACCGAGACTTTATTCTCAATCTTACCAACGAAGATATCGTCTATGGACAATACAAGCCGTCCAGTTTTATGGATCCTAAATCTGTGGTTGGTAGAATAGTTGGAGCGTATAAGAGAAAAGGAGTATGGTATCTGTTACCACTATTCACTCATTATAAAGTATCACCCTTGAAAACGGTTTATCCAAGGGAAAAGAAACGTATCAATTTTAAGGAAGATTCTAAAGCTAGTGTGAGGCTTCCGCCTCCACAAATTGAAATTCCTTCAAAATGAGATATGATACAGAATGTGTATCATATGTGAGGGAAATTATGATGAGAAAACAACCGAACTTAATTGTTATGGTTGTACTGATCTGACGGAGATTCCCATGCTTCCAAATCTTATTATACTTTGCTGTAGTCGTTGCACTAATCTAACGAAGATTCCCGTTCTTCCAAATCTTACTAAACTGATTTGTGAAAATTGTACTAGCCTAAAAGAGATTCCTGTGCTTCCAGAACTTCTCGAACTCGATTGTTGGAATTGCACTAATTTAACGGAGATTCCTACGTCTCCGAAGCTTACTAAACTTTGGTGTGGTTGGTGTAGGCTAACAGAGATTCCCATGCTTCCAGAACTTACTGAACTTTATTGTGTTAGTTGTACTAATCTAACGAAGATTCCCATGCTTCCAAAGCTCACTATGATTAATTGTCACGCTTGCAATAGTCTAACAGAGATTCCTGCACTTTCGACGCTTACTAGACTTTGGTGTTGTTGTACAAACTTGATAAAGATTCCTGTTCTTCCAAATCTTACTGAACTAGGTTGTCGTGAGTGTACTAACCTAACAAAGCTTCCTATGCTTCCAAAGCTTATTAAACTTTACTGTAATCGTTGCACTAATCTAACGAAGATTCCCGTTTTTCCAAATCTTACTAAATTGATTTGTGATGATTGTACTAACTTAACGAAGATTCCTATACTTTCAAAGCTTGTTACACTTGATTGTAGGAATTGTACTAGCATAACGAAGATTCCTGTGCTTCCAAATCTTACTGAACTCCATTGTAGGAATTGTACTAGCATAACGGAGATTCCTGCACTTCCAAATCTCATTTACATTTGGTGCAAAGATTGTACATGGCTTTCTATCCATAATCCACGCTTCGTCTTCAACATAGAGAAACTAAAACGAGTCCAACGTTTTTGCAGAAATAATCTTACTTACTGGCGCTTTAGTAGATGGATAAAGTCAAAAGAGTTTGCAGAGTGGTTCTACGGTCCGAATCAGTGGGGAGGGAGAGCATGCAAGCGAATGATAGAAAATGCGATTAAAAATTGAAATTATTTTCATCTGAGATTAACAATCTCAGATGGGTACTGTAAACACAAAAGTTGTTCATAATGAGGGTAAAACTACACACGTTCAAGAGGTTAAATGTTGCTGTTTCGGAGTCTCTGCTGATGAAAAAGGGAGAACTCAACACTGTTGGCCCCTGTTCTGTCAGTGGTGGACCGATGAAAATGTTAACAGGTGCTATACTTGCTGTAAAACAAGTGAGAATAGGCAAACCGATTCTTTCACACTAACAACTCCTTTAGTAAGATATCAAAAAACGGGAAGAAGAGATTGCAATACTCTTTGTCCCGGATTTTACTGTGCACGGAAGGCTGGTGATTATACAAGTATGACACCATGCTGTTGCGTGATAAATGGTGACGAGAGTGTGCATTGTTGTTATGCATGTGGTAGAAAACACGATTGCTGTTGGATTCCAGGAATAGTTTGTTATGACGGTTACTGTATCGTTCCGGGATGCATGTGTGACTACAGAAACGCGCAACAGCCTTGTGGCAATTGTAGTAAGTACGATTTAGATCCTTGTCGGTGTTGTTACTGGATGTGGTGTTGTTGTTTCCTATGTAAGTTGTACACTGTTCCTGAAAACTGCTGTATATTGGGATTTGGTTGCACACGTGATTATAATATCACTCCTTGTGTGTGTAAAGAAAAGCATGGAAACGGAATTTACAGCATCTGTGGATGGGGTGATGGAAGGGACGGCTGTATTTTCTGTCCTCCAACTAAGTTTAACACAACAGAAAGTGGAGAACAGTTTTCACAAAACTTTGATCTGAACAGAAGTATCGTTGATTATAATAAGAAAAATCCCGAAAATGTATTGGTTACACAGGATGTAACACACTTTAAAGGTTGTCTGAATGGAGATTATCATCACGCCCCATGTGTCCGTAGATACGGTTCTCTCGCTGAAGTCGAAAAGTTTTTAGAAAGAGAACAGGAAAGAGAGGGTGTAAACAAACTGGAGCAAGATTGTTATTATCCATCACCACCCGGGGGTCCGGGAGGTCCGGGAGGTCCGGGAGAACAAAAGATGGGTTAATTAGCCTCGGTCGACCATCTGGTTTCCCATCTCTCCTGATTACGCTTTCGCATCTGATAAGAAAGCAGATCTTCCCTATGAGATTGTGTATCCTGTATAAAGGACAGACAATAAGGATATTCTTTTGGCTTAGAAACGGTCGGATTGTTAGTGTTAACAAGAGGGATTCTCGTATACTCAGGTTTATTAGATCCCATCGGATCTTTAAAGAGAACAGAAACTTCTTTAGCTTTTTCAGCAAACAAAGGATCAAAGTATGCATTCTCGATGGAGCGATCTACATAATATTCGATCTGCCCATCATTGATCTCTGTGTATGGTTTCATACCCTGGCCATAGTTATCCCATTTTCTGTCGTACACATCTTTGAGACGTACCTTACCATCGATGGGAGGACGATCGAGTGGAAGATAATTAAATCTAGTCGTACTGTAGAGACGGGGATCCAAACTCATGTAAGCTGGATTGGGGCATCCTTCCTGATTGCATGGTATCTTTCCAAACCCTTCCGTAAATTTTTCTGTGTAGACTTGAGGATTTAACTGAGCCCATCCCTGCTTATTGTCCGGTTCGATTCTGCTACCTAGAGTAACACGATTGTTACATTCCATACAGCTTGGCAATGCGCAACCTCGGACAGACATATTTGTACGAAGTCCTGACGGTTTTTCACACACAGCGGTGCATTGTTCGGCACATGGACATGATGATTTTGGATATAAATAGACGGTATCTGCCATTTATATTTAATCTGAGAATTTTTATGCCATAAATTCGCATAAAAAACTTATCACAACATGTCGGTATCGGGATTAGTCTAAAAATTTAGTATGTGTACCACGTCCAGTCCTGCTCTTCGAGGTTTTAACATTGTGACCGGATTCTTTCATCACTTTTGTCATATGTTTTGCCTTTCTTGTCACAGCCTTTTTCTCCTTTTTGGTCGGAGGCTTATTAGCTAGTTTTTTTTAGATTTACGACGGCGGGACTTGCGACGGGACTTACGACGCTTCTTGCGGGACTTACGACGCTTCTTGCGAGATTTGCGGCGAGACTTGCGTCTCTTCTTACGGGACTTACGGCGAGACTTACGGCGCTTCTTGCGAGACTTGCGTCTCTTCTTACGAGATTTGCGTCGGGACTTACGGCGCTTCTTACGGGACTTACGGCGCTTCTTGCGAGATTTGCGTCGGGACTTACGACGCTTCTTACGACTCTTGCGTCGGGACTTACGACGCTTCTTACGACTCTTGCGTCGGGACTTGCGTCTCTTCTTACGAGACTTGCGACGCTTCTTACGAGATTTGCGTCGGGACTTGCGTCGCTTCTTGCGTGACTTACGGCGCTTCTTACGAGATTTGCGTCGGGACTTACGACGCTTCTTGCGAGATTTGCGTCGGCTCTTCTTGCGACGTCTGGACTTGCGTCTAGACTTGCGCCTGCTGGCCTTGGGTTTCTTGCCCCTCATGACATTCTTGGAAGTATAAACACGCTTTCCACCCTTCGTGTAATACCATCCCTTTGGTCCTTTGTGAACAGTGTAATACTTTTTGCCAATTTTGACGTACATTTTTTATTCATAACAAGAGAATAAAAAATTTTTAGTTTTTTCGTTCATTCTTCTCCAGCCTCAGAATTTTTCTTATCGTTTGTCTCGATCTGTTGAGGAAAAAGAAGTAGTTTCTCAGCGATATTTACGTATCCAAGAAGAATCCTCCGGCAACAATATAATTCCACATTCAAGGTTTTAAGTGCACTTTCATAACTCTCCCCTTTTTCAAGTAGATCAATGAATTTTTGTTCTAATTTTCCAATTACATAGCCACATGAAAAGCATCTGACCGGTAAAGACATTCTCAATGGAGATTAAAAGATGTAGTATTTTTTCAATTTTATGCTGTGGCACGAATGAGTATTTTGAGACCCATAGCAGTAAGTTCTTGTGTCAATAATTTTGAAGCGTAAGGAAAGTTGCATTTTGATATTCTATCTCCATGGCATACTTGGCACTCACTCGGCATACTGGTCATCACACCACACTTATCACACACGGTAATCGTAAAGGGATCAGAAGCGATGAACAAGCGTTCTCTCAAAAATTCTGATGCACCATGAGAGATCATACAATCCCTTTCCATCTCTCCAAACCGTAGACCGCCATCCCTGCTACGACCCTCAAGAGGCTGATGAGTCAACATGGTCACGTGTCCTTTTGCTCGCGCATGCATCTTATCGTCGACCATGTGCTTCAATCTCTGATAATAAGTAGGACCGATAAAGATCTGCACCTTCATCTTCTCTCCTGTAAATCCATTATACATCGTTTCGTACCCGCAGGAGTCCAAACCATGTTGCTTCATTATTTCCGCGCTTTCAGCAACGATTTTATCGGCAACGTTGATACTCTCCGATGTAAATGGAGTAGCATCACCGTATTCTCCTTTCACACAGCATATTTTCCCCAATGCACACTCGATAAGCTGATTAACTGTCATACGACTCGGCATACAAAGAGGGTTTATCAGCAAATCGGGGATCAATCCTGATTCGGTGAAAGGCATATCTTTTTCAGCTAGTATACGGCCGATAGTACCTTTCTGAGCTGCTCTAGATGCTAATTTGTCACCGATTTCTGGATATCTCGTTTTTCGAATAACGATCTTGATCAGTCTGTATCCGTCAGGAGTGGTATGAATATGCACTCGATCGATTATTCCATCTTCGCCATCTTGAACCACCCGACTTGCATCGATGCGAGTTTCCTCACCCTTTTTGTTTCCAGAAACGATAATCTTGCCAATGAGAACATCTCCTTTTCTAACCGGTACTCCTCCGCCTCCTCGAGATTTGGTACTCTTTTTTCCGCAATCAGGACAATACCCAAAATCAGCGTCAAACCATGTTTTCGCACAGTCTTGATTCATACAACGAAACTCATACGGAATGCGAGCATGAATGATCCCGTTTTTATCTAGTAGACTGTAGTTGGCATGCTTACGCTTGAAATATCCTGGTTGTCCCTGTTTGATAACTTTGTCGCTACTTTGTGGAGGTAGGCAAATCTGCTCGTAGCTATACGTGTCACGTTTCTTTTCCTTGTCCGAAATGGTAAAATCGGTGGTCAATCCAAACATTCCACGTTTAATCGCACTTTCATTCATCATTATCGAATCTTCTTGATTATAACCACCATACGGTACAATTGCAACGATAGCATTGACTCCGGACGGCATATCGTTGAAACCAAGCATGTCTGCTGTTTTTGTCGAAACAATCGGTCGTTGAGAGTAGTGAAGGACGTGAATCTTCGTATCTGTCCGTAGATTGTACGACAAAACAGGTACACCCAATGCCTGTTTACCCATAGAACTCTGATACGTGTTTCTGGGCGACTGACTATGATCGGGATATGGAATAATCGAAGCCATAATGCCTAGAATACAGGAGGGGTGAATTTCACAAAAGTCACTTTTCTGTTTGGATAGACTATCCAAATTCATAGCGAGCACATAATTTTCGATCTCAGTCGCGTCGATGAATTGAATCAGCCCCTTACGAACCATCTTTCCCCAGTTATTCTTATACTTCCCAATCCTTTCTAGATCAAGCTTATTGTTTTTGAGAGCAAACAACGGTCGAATCACTCTACCCTCATCGCAGTAGATCTGAATCTCATCGTCGATCGCGTCATAAGTGATAGAAACCTCTTCATCCAGCAAACGCTTCTTTCTCATATGGCGTAGCGTGCTGACAACAGTTTCAGGATCTTTTGTGTACCCGACAGGAATATTATTCAGGTAAACAGTGCTTTGTTTAGAGATAAGAGCAAGATCAATGTCATCCACGGACGTAATGATTTCAATTCCATCAATCACTTCTCTAACTACAACAGGAGATATTTTTTTAGAGACCTTGGTCATGAGAGCAAAGTTGAGCACAATGCCTACTTTACCACCTTCCGGAGTTTCACATGGGCAGATGAAACCAAACTGCGAAGGATGAATCTGTCGCATGGCAGCATTCTTTCCTTCTTTACCCATCGGAATGAGAATACGTCGAAGATGCGACAGTGTGGCGCCAAAGGTCATACGTTCAAGAATCTGTGATACTCCTGTGCGCACATAATTTGCATTCTTCTGTACAGTCCAATTTCCCGTGGACAAACACTGGTGCAGATCCTTGGTGATCTTTTTACTTCGCGTGATAATAGCCATGATGTCGGGTCGTTGCTTGCGTTTTTCCATCTGAGTCTTGATCGATCCAGTGTACTTTTTGAAAGAGTTACGGAAAATTTCATACATCAAGGCACCGGCGACATCAATGCGTTTGTTAGAATAGTTATCACGATCGTCTTCTCCTCGCGATTTGCTTTCGTTCTCATCATCTTCATCCTCATCCTCAATCAAAGCTTTCTTGAGTCCAATGACAGTTTGAAGCAGTTTGAAAATAATGTTACCTAGAAAGCAGGCCTGTTCCTTAATGGAACCGGAGATTCCAAGATGAGGAAACGACTCTGTTTCAATGACTTGCCAAGCGTATTTTTCCTCCTGATTCTTATTGATAATATGAATGGCTGATTCACCAATATATTTCAACGCTTCTTGTTGTGTCTGACAGATGATCGCGTCGCGCAAAATATGCCGTACAAACTTCTTGTACTTTCGCGTGTCATCAAGACCAAGGATATTGATGATATCCTTATCTTTTGTGAATCCTAGTGCTTTAAACACGATCCCAGCCGGAATAGGTTGTTTTATAAATGGAAGGGAAAATTTAATATGACGATGATCATTGTCGATCATCGCTTTGACCAGAATAGAGTGACCAGTTTCTGTGGACATGCTACGAATCTCCGCGACATAACTATACTTCTCGTCGGGCTTTTGCTTGAGAACAATAACCTGATTGTACGCAGCGCGAAGTTGACTGACCAAAACCCTTTCATTTCCCTTTATGATAAAATATCCACCCGGATCGTTAGGGCATTCACCCTGTTGAACCCGTTCGTCATCGCTAAGCTTGGAAAGATTACAAATGGACGACTTTAGCATCACCGGCATACGTCCGATAACTACTCTAGTGTGTTCTTTTCGATCTGATTCTTTACCGTCATTATCGTAAAAGATCTCGGTAACATCACAGTGAATAGCGGCGTCGTAATTGAGATCCCTTCGACGAGCATCAGAAGGATATGCTCCGTGTAGTTTTCGATCTTCTTCGATTACCTGTGGAGTGGCAAGACTGACCTGTCCAAAGATAGCCTTGTACTTATCACCGATCTGAATAGTTGATTCCTGATCGATGATCTCTTGAAGACCGAAGGTCACAAAATTGTCGAATTGTTCGATCTGTGTGTTAGCAATATCATTCTCCTCATAATAAGACTGGAGAATAGGCCATATATACTCATTTTCAAAAGTTTTGACGTCCATGAAGCTCAAACAATAGTAAAATGTTAATATTATTTTCAATTTTTGTTTCAAATTGAAAAATTCGCTGAAAGTAGATCAAAATCATGCACCATGTCTCTGACAATTTATACAGATGGATCATGTTCTCCCAATCCCGGAAAAGGAGGTTGGGCATATGTAGCAGTGTTTGGTGATGGAGAGATATCTGAGAGTGGAGGTGAAGGATGGACAACCAATAACATTATGGAAATGACTGCTGTGATCAAAGCGCTTAAAGATCTTTCTCAATGGGATAGTTATACGATTCACAGTGATAGCCAGTACGTTATCAATTGCGCTAAGGGATTGTGGAAACGAAAGAAGAATGTGGAGCTATGGAAAGAGTACGATAAGTACGCTAAAGGAAAGAACATTCGTTGGGTATGGGTGAAGGGACACAGTGGTATCCATTATAACGAAATGGTCGACGCGCTTGCGAAACGAGAAATTCGTTAAATTTTTTATTCTCTTGACTTGAATAAAAAAATGTCTGCCGAGTACAATAACAATAGCACAGGTGCTTCATGCAACTATGCCAATCTTGGAAACTACAATGAGGGCTACTCGATGAATATTGCTCCTCAGGGAAAGGTTACCTCTGGAGCATACATTGTCCCTACCTGGAGTCCTATCTCCTATGATTCTCTAACCGGAGAGGTTCCTTCCTGCTCTGGATATTCTGGTATCAACGCTGCTTACTCTGGTGCTGGCGGAGGTAAATGCCAGACTACCTACCGTACTTCACTCTGTGGTGGAGGTAGCCCATAAATCTATTTGTATTACCAGTAATACAAATTATTGTAATCCGATGGGAACTCGTCTTCTGTTACTATCAATATATTTGCTATCGGAATATTTTTTGCTCTTGGAATTGGAAGGTAGCCTGTCCACTCTATCAGATGGGTATTTAAAATGGTAGTCGTTGTCTGTACCCATTTTTCCTAAGAGTTGATAACTCTCTTTCTTTCTGGTGAGTAATAATCCCATCAGACAGAGTAACAAGGCTACTACTGCAACAACGTCGATTAGATCCATTTTATATAGCCTAATAAAATCGAAAACCGAAACGTTGTTTTCGTGATCCGTAACCGAATCCAGCTTTAGCTCCATATTTCCTCTTTTTCCACCACATCATGAGCAAGAGAATTAATACCAGAAGGCCGACACCTCCTACAACATACCAGACCCATTTCGAAGACTTTTTCTTGTCGTTATAACCCTCACGAGTGTTGGCGAATCGAACCTTCTTGACCACCTCATCCTTTCCCATTGGCATCTTTTTACCCTGATCGTTATACTTGAACATTTATCTCTAACAATATTTTTTAGCAAAATCCTTTTAACTTGGCAAAGTTCTTGATCATACAATCGAACATCACGGCATTATCAAACATAATCTTATCAACCGATAAGATAGTATTCTCCCTCTTGTTTCTGACAGCAAGCATATTCTTGGTTATCTCTGATTTCAGAAAGTTAATCCTGTCAAGCTCCTTTTCTAGGCGCGCTTTTTCATGCGCATTAGTTATGTCGCTGGCTAAACCTGGTCTGTTTTCCTGTTCTGTCTGGTATAATTTTTCCATCACTTCTTTTTCCGCATCTAACATGGTTGCGAGCATCTCTTCCAGGTCAGAAATGATAGAATCATATTGTAACTTCTTTGCCTGCGCTTGTTGAGGAATCAGAACTATGTCTTTTCGATTGTTGGTCATCTTATCGATCACACGTGTATGCATACCTTGGTTACGTTCTAGCACCTTGTAGATACTGGAGCGAACAGAGTGAATATCTTCAATCAGCTTCTCTCCCTTCTCATACAACATCTCTAGATCAGCCACAACTAAAAGCTTTTTACAGTCCACACGAGGAAAATGCTTGATCGTCATGCAGTCGATACTATCATCCCTTCGGATGGCGCAGAAATAGTTCTTGTACAATACTGCTAGCTTGTACTTAATGTTTTGTACACAATAGCGTAATCTTCTCATCTGTCTGTACAACGCCTTTAACACGATGGTATCATCCTTTGAAATATCTTTGAGAGATACTGGGTGTCTATAAGCGTCCTCTAGATGTTCTTCCAACTTGTTCTTGTCTGGTGACAGCTCAATGTTAACATCTCCGTATGTGGCTTCAATGTCAACATTATCCGGTGTACCGGCATACTCATCCTCCACTGTCTCACTGCTATCCATATTGATGTACTTGATTTTGAATACGTTTTCTCCTGACGATGAGACAGAAAAGTTATACTTGGAGGGAATGTATAAAAGGAAAATGTCTGCTGTTTTGATCGCGAACAGCTCAATGTAGAATACCATGTCGTCCATGACGTAGTACTTGTTTGGTATATACCCCTTGGTATTTAGAAGATCCTGCAACTTTGCTATACTTAAAGGCATTTTACTTATACATATGTTACTTAAAATGATATTTTGAATCAACAAAATGTCATTACAACAAGGTATCACAGCTAATGATGTCCCAGGAGACGTAATTGACGACCTTCCAACAGACCAGACGGTGCCCTCCAGCAACGAGATGCAAATTCTGGACACGCTGTTTCGGCAAAAGCAGGGAACCGCACAACACATTCTGCGCCATTCCAGAGACGTATTGATCGTTGGTCTTCTTTTTCTAGCTTTTTCTCTCCCGCAGTCAGATCAGTTGATAGTAAAACTTGTTCCAGCTACAGGAACATCGCCTTACATTTTGATCCTCATAAAGTGTTTTGCATTTATGCTTCTCTATTTTATTCTAAAAAATTGGTATCTGGGTAGAAAGAAATAATGCCCATACTTAAGTTTTGGTTTCGAAATGATCAGGTTGTACTGGATAACTACCGGCTGGAAAATATCACGTCAGACCGAAGGACACAGCTTCTGGACAAAAAGAGTTTTATGCAAGATCACTACAGAATTGGAAACAAAGTTTACATGGTCTTGAACGATCTCTTCTTCAAGATGTCTAAAATATTCAACCGTAACAAGACTCCTATTAGCGCTATGCTTATAGAAGAGGACGGATCACACATTATCATCGTACCATCACGTAGCTACGTCTTTTATGAAGGAAGGTCGGTTGAACCATGTGAGTATCATATTTTCCGTCCAGAAAATGAGATACGACAGTTACTCAGATGAGCGTTTCTTCTTGTAGTTGTAAGCAAACATACCAATAACCACGATTAAGGAAGCGATCAGCCAGTACATTAACAGTTTTTTGTATGAGAATTTACGGATAACGTTGCCTTCCGCATCTCCGTCTTCATCATAAAGGAAATTAGGGCGCCAGAAGATTAATATAATGAGTATCAGAACTGGAAAAATGTAGTAGAGCTTGTCAGAGGAGAACGTTATTCCCCCTGAACTTTTTTTACCCTTCGCGTATGGTTGAATCTCTCCACGTAATTCTCTAACGCGATTCTGTATCAAAGGAGTGTCTGCACCTTCCATTTATAAATCGCGAGATGATTCTTTAACCTTTACTTTTGTACATTTGGATCCCAATAGGTCGTTCTTCCATCAGTAGTTTTTGTTCTTTCTGCATGGCTTTGATTGTAGATTTTGAGATGAAACTCCTGGTATCCTTTCTTGCCATTGGGATCAGCATAATCCCTAATACTTAAGCCTTTATAGTTGTAGGCTGTTCGAGGGATAATGCGCAAACCCTCAAAAATTTTCGCTGCCTCATTCTCGGTAAGGGAATTAACCTTGCGTAGAGGAGAGACCTTTGCATAGTATAAAACCTCCGCTTTAATGTAGTTTCCGCACCCGCTGATGATGCTTTGATCCATAAGAAAGGCAGTAATATTCTTGTTTCGGTGCTTGGTAATCAGCTGTTTCCACGTGGCAAGATCAAATTCGTCGGTTAAAATATCAGGGCCAAGCTTGCTAAGTGTCTGACGAAACGTTGGTTCATTTTTAGTAAAGTGCAAGGTTGCCAGACAGCGAGGATTGCGAAACCAAATACGCTTCTTATTTTCTATCTCAATATACCATCTACAGTACATATCTTGTTCCTCTTGCCAACGTCCCGTCATTCGAAGGCTATGAAGAATGTAGAAACGCGTATACTCGTTATGAAGAATAAAAAATATTAGCTTTCCCTTACATGATACCTGTTCTACGATAAGGGGCAGTGCATTGTGAAATTCCTCAAATCCTTGTGGACAATTGTGTTCATACTGTCCACTCAAGAAACACCAATCGGTGATAATCTTGTTTTCTAAAGTGCTAGCAAGGTATTCGGCAGTAAGTTTAACTTCGGCTGATTCAGGCATGTTTTATTTCTGTTCAGTAGAAATAGAACTTTTAAATTCAATCTTCAGATAGAAACTCGTCATCGTCATCCGAATCGACGCCGAGGGCCTTGGTTACCATCTCAACCTCCTGCCCATCGCCGGAATCGTCATCAGATTCATTCACTCCCTCCTCATCCGATTTCTTTCCCTCGTCCTTATCCTCGTCTTCCTCCTCATCATCTTCATCACTCGAATTATCCTCTTCCTTCTCCTTGTACCCCTTTTTGTTCTTTTCCTTGATAAGCTTCTTCATTTCCTTCTCTGCAAGTTCAGGACTGTCATATTCCTTACTGTTTGTTTTCCCATTCGCACCGACCTTGCCATGACGTGTGATTAGTTTTTCGCCATCCTTTGTTACTTCCCAAAACTTACCTCCTGTTGCTGAATCGGCAACAAGATGTACGACAGTTTTTGCATCCTCTTCTTTCGCAAAACGGAAGCCAAACTTCTTACACGTCTCGATATCTTCATCAGTTAGGGGACGAATCTTTTTCTGATGTAGTTTTCCAATCGCTACCGGTTCTTGGGGAGATTTGAACACTAGGCCGGATTGTGGGTGACATAGCTTACCAATATCCTTGTTCATTTTGAGAACGAGATTTTCTTCTGACACTTTTCTGCTTGTTTTCTTTGGAGCGGGAATCACCTTTCTTTCACGCTTTTGCTGTCCTTCATACTTTTTGTGGGTCGCACAGTAGACAGCTCCATCCTTAGGCTTCACTCCGCACAGTGTTCCTTGTTTCTTTCCCTTTGTGTACTCATAAGGACATCCGTCAGACTTTGCACTGTGACTTCTCTTCTTATCACTCTCCTTAGTCTTCTTCCCTCCTTCCCACATAACGCGCAATTCTTCCTCGTCAAGATCATGTTCCTTAGACACGTTTTTAATAAAGGCGTAGACGGTTTCTCCGATTAGTTTGACAATGTCTTTGGACAGTTTTGTTGAACTCATACTTGTAACAAAATTGGAAACGATGTTTAAAATTCATTTTGAAAAATGCATTTTACATCCTTTCCCTTTCTAATCTTGCCTTAAAAAAATCTTGTTGTTAATAAATGTCGAAAAAGTATCTTGTTAACGTTCCCTATCTGGAGGACTCTGATTTCAACCCTGACAACTCTCTCAAACCGTACGTCGGCAACGGTAAACCTGTAGTTGTCATGTGCCAAGGATTGTTTTGTGGTTATTGCTCTCAAGCGAAGCCAGCATTTGAACAATTTACACATAGTTCTAATAATGTTATTGGTGCAACGCTTCAAATCGATGGAGGACCGTCAGAAAAAACAGCTTCCAAGCGTATCTCTATGCTTGATAAGTCTTATCGAGGGGTTCCGACATATTTGGGATTTGGCAGTGATGGAAAGTTTCAAAAGGTTCACAATGGAGGAAGAGATCTCAACGCGCTTCGCTCTTTTGCAGCAAGCTTGAACTAAGTTCTTACTTAACATCGAAAGATATTAAGTATAAAAACTATGTCCGAAATAATAAATGGTTCTAGTTAATGATGAAGAATTTATCACGTATGAGCTGGATACCCAACAGAGCATCTTGATTCGCATAGCATCTGGTATGGATACGCTACCTAAATATCTGTATTTTCCAGAAGGGCTTCCAGATAATATTCTCACTGCTGAAAACATTCGGGTTGAGAATCTTCTGCAAGAAATCAAGGATAATGCGCGTGATAGTGTGGATTTTGGCGCCTTGTTGAATTCCTTGCGTGATAAGATTCCAGCTGAAATGAACATTGAGAAAGATGTGCTTTATCCTTGGCTGGCATACAATAGAGATCTGGAACGCATGTACAACGTAGGTCCCATCATTCTTAAACAAGAGGCTAAGACATTTGTTGATGCTGGATACTTTGGAGATGAGGACGAGTTTATTCGCTTTTGGAAAACCAGTCGTGATCGTGTTAAGTATGATCTGACCACAGCTATCGAGAGTAATAAGCGTGAAAATGAGGATATCGAAAAGCTTTACAATACCTTTCAGGAAATCGATGAAGATGATGCTCTGGCTTATACAGAGTTTGTTACCGATCGTGTCACGATCGAGTTCTCCCTGGAGCTACATGACATAACCTTATTGGAAATTTTTAACCATCTTGTGATGAACGAAGCGGTACCATTCGCGACTTGCAAAGATTATTTCAAGATTCTCAAAGATTTTATTCCTCCAGAGGAATGGGCTGAAAGTGTAGAAGACCATCTACTTTTGAAAGTTAACAGCAAACGCAAGATTTCTGAGTCGAAGCTCAAAGACTATATTGATGTCCAAGTCAAGGTTGAGGGCGACATTGGAGAGGAACAGGTTATCGCGGCGATGAAAATTAACACGATTCCCGGCAACCTTAAGCGTGATGAGTTTATCCAAAGGTTTCTCAGTATCTTTCAAGGTTTGGGTAATGTATCATACACAAATGTTAAAGAAACTGGCGTCAGTGGCAATTTCTACTTTCCGGCAGAAAGAATTAACACCTATGTATTTTCTGATTTAGTTATGAACAATCAGCTCTTTTCTTCTCTCATCAACATCGACGAGAGCAATAAAGCTACGAAAAAAGATACTGCTAGCGGTCAGCCATGGCTTCACATCATATTTAATCATCCCAACACTGGGAGAATCTCTGCCGGATTCACACAAAAGCAGGTCAACCGATCAGATAAGAATTTACGTGAAACTGACCCAGAAATCTTCGTCCATGGCACACCATATATTAGCGTGAGAGTTTTACGAGGTTATGATCGCAAAGCAGTCGAAATCTTTCAACTGATGTTGTCAAAGCTTCTTGTGATATATGGACAACAGTATAATGAGATTGTCGAGTTTTATGAGCGGTTTATCCCCGACTTTGGCGTGGTGGAAGAGCTTGAAGTCGTTTCACAAAAGTCGAAACCGGAGTTAATCGCTCCAAATATCTTTGTTAAAAAGTATTCTCGTAATTGTGCTCCTCCAGAGCGTATTCCAACCATTCTTGTATCAGAACGAAAGGCAAAGAAATACGAGTCAAAAGGTATCCAAATAATGCCATTTCCTCGCCCCGAGCAAGCCAAGGAGCCTCATTATCCTAGTGATGGAGAGCGACAACTTTATTATGTGTGTAAAAACCCCGAATACCCCTTTCCAGGATTACAGAAAAATAAATTGGAAAATGCTGATATCTATCCTTATGTACCCTGTTGCTTCAAGACAGATCAACGGGAGAGAGCTGGAAACTATCGTGAATATTATCTTAACGAGTTTGCTGAACCGGTTGAAAAAAGGCAACAAGGTCTTATCACGACAAACAAGATTCTAAATGCTGATCAGTATGGAGTATTGTCTAAAGATCTGGAGAAAATGTTTTCTACCATCGAGAATGAACCGAATCACCGTTTCGTTCGTGTTGGAGTGCACAGAAATCACTCCAGTTTTCTAAATGCAGTTATGGTTGCTCTCCATGACCAAACAGGCATTTTGGATCTTACGAATGACGATGAAAGAGAGGCATACCTAGTTAACACTCGTAACAAGCTGGCGTCACCTGATGTTGCTATGTTAGCTTCTCAATGCTGTTACGATATGACTCTAGATCAGATACAAAAAGAGATTTCCGATCCAGTTATCTATTTAGACCCTAAAAAGTATATCCAATTGCTCGAAGGGTATTTCAAATGTAACATATATCTATTCAACTCGGAGAGAATGTTTCTGCCCCATTACATTCAGAGTTACTATAAGAATAAAAACTCTGCTCCATGTATCTTCGTATATGAGCATATGGGAAGTGAATCTGATCATGCTAAATACCCTCAATGTGAACTCATCATTAGATGGAATATTAAGCGATCTGACGACACGCAATTTATACTGGATTTTGATAATTCAGTATCAAAGACTGTAAACAAGATTTTCAAGCTCATGCGCCAGTCATTTGCGCTTGATCGCCAGATTGTAGAAACCGTTCTCCCTTGGAATGATGACATACGTATTGAAGGCCAGAGTGTTGACGGATATGGCAAGACAAGAAGAATTGATGTTCGCTACGAAGACCAGCGAGTGACACTCATCACCAGTCCCATTCCTCAACAGGCCATAAAAGAAAATAAAGAGAAGAGAATCGCGCTTGTGAATGGAAAATTTGCAATGAAAGTGTTGAAGAAGCTAAAAGCTACCATAGTCTCACAAACGATTAATAAGGGAATAGCTAAGGAATTGAACTCTACTCTAGGCACGGTATTCATCACCATACCCATCATAGATCAAGCGCCTTTTGACGGTATTCCTATCAGTGAATCGGGCATGCATTATCCGGAGAGTAACCAGTCCGATATCAACATATACAACCAAAACAAGAAACTGGCTCGATACATTACAGAATACGTGTTCTGGGTATTCTCCAACTACATACAGCAAAAAGGAAAAGCTGTTGACATCACAAATAAATTTTTAGCTAAATTCGCTAAGAAAATGTTCAAGATAGTACCCGCGTTTCAATACGGCCCTGTTCCAAAAATCTTTTCTACCTCCAGCACGATAATGGATGGAGGAAAAATTGTTGTCACATCGGAGGATATGCTAAAGCGACTGATGTATGTGTTGAAGTTATACATTATTCGTGACCTTCGTTCTCTGATCAACTATCACACTCGAAATGTTATCACCCATTACTATATGGATATCACCGATTTCTCCCATAACCCGCGACAAGTTATTCTACATGGTGACGACGCTGTGGATAAATGGATTCAGGAGAATCGGTTTACATATACTCTTCATGACAAGATAATTAACGGGCAACGAAGTCCTTACTTTTTCAGAAATAAGCTTGTCGAAAACCGCGTTTTTCTAGCTCAAAATGCCAATTCGCTGGCCCAGGCGCTATCGGTAGCGATGACATGGCAACGCAAGGGCTACAATCCTGGCATGGATGTTAAAAAAGCGAGTAGTAACTATAACTTTACCTTGTACTCCTATGTGAATGAAAATGACATCTCTGTTCGAGATGTCGTTGGAAAGAAGAATCCCAGAAACACTATTCGCATTCTAGGCTACAAACTTGGTGGCAAACCTTATTACACTACGTTATTAGAGATCTAATTGACATAAAATATTCTGTCTAATAAATGTCAAAACCTCAATTAGATCTTCAAGGGTTAAAAGACCTGTTCAAAAAAGGATTACGGTATGCGAAAAAACAGTTCTCATCTACACTCATCAGTGGCCATGACGATCTGATCAACTACCAGCTACAACTTGCTGATAAGGCCACAACCTTGCAACAACTGGTAGCTGTGTCGCGGATCGTGAATCCCGTGTTTGCGAATGCTTTTTGGGATCCAAAACCGGTTTGTGATGGCTGTGAATTGCAAAATACGGGAATACAGTTTGGCGTTGGAACCACAGGTTGGTATTTCTTAACCGCCGTCGTACAAGGATGGTGCTATAATTTGAGCATTTTTCGCTTAGAACTTGCACCCCCACAAGTTGTTGTCACAACCGATCGTAACCAAGCTGTCCGCTGGCAAATTTTTGGAGGTTATGGTAAAGTAGGTGGAAAATGGTACACTATGCAGGATGAATCGATCTATATGAACTATACTCAACCATCTTACTCCACTTTCTCCCTCGTCGGAGCAGGAACAACAAAATCACTTTCATTCTCGAGCACACAACCGATGGTGTTCAATTTATCCATGTCCTTCACCGATACAAATGGAGCCAAGCATAGTTTTCAAAGTACTATGACGCCGAACGTCGGACCTCAGTCTAATGCTCCAAACTCTTGTCTGGGATGTGTACCGGGTATGGGCTCGATGTACTATTCTTATACCAGTATGAACACGACATTTCAGATCGGGCAACAAGCGTTTACAGGAGGAATCGGCTGGATCGATCACCAAAACGCCAAAGTCGGTCAACTAGAAAATCTTTATGAAAGAGCTTTGTTATACTCAGTCAAACCTAAAAAATCTAGAGGATGGCTCTGGTTCGCCATTCAGGATAAAGAGTCTGGAATACAATACATGTTTACTTATTTCTATCCACCACAAAAGTTTTACATTCAGGCTGTGAAACAAAACACCGTTTTGGAAGAAAAGGACATACAGATCATCAACGTGTACAAAGAGGGAAAATCTTATTTCAAGCCTACCGACACGGTGATGGATGCATCACAGACGAAAGTTCGAGTATTAGATACGATATTGGCCAACGGAGTTAATCTACCTTCCAAGTATGCCATCACCCTTCCAGGGGGTAAAAATGTTATTCTTGTCAACGCGTCTGCACCGAATGTGTATCCGGTGGCGCATGCACCTTATGAGTGTCCTGCTTTACTATTGGATGAGACCGGAAGCCGTGTGATCGGAGCTGGACTGATTGAAGCTAATTTCTACCTCGATAATGAGACATATGCCAAAAGAATGATCGTTTCCGCCGGTGGAAATTACAACAATCAGGGAGAGCTACAGATGGTTATGAATGGTCTGGTTCCCCCACAGACAGGTTTGCAAAAATTTTTAACCTACATGATTGTATTGATTCCTCTGTGGATTCTTATAGCTGTACTGGTATTTACCCTGTACAAAAAGGACCAACGGCATGTTCGTTTGATTATTGCCCTTCTCGTATTGTTCATAAGTTATGGAATTGCAAAGAAAATATAACTAAATAAATGGCTGAATATAAACTGACCGACGAAGAGGCGGATTTTGCAGAAATGCTTGTAGAGTCAGACTGCAAACGAGAAAAATATGAGTTGGACGAACCTCTGGATTCGAGCGGCGATCCTATCCCTTTTTATAAGTACAGAATCAAACCTCTCAACTATAAGGAACTACTTCAATACATGAGAGAGCAAAATTACTCTATGGAAAAATTGACAGGCATGTGTGAGAAAATGGCATTTGCGTGGATGACGGAAGATGCGGTTGGATATTACAAAAAAGCATCACCCGTGTATCTAGATCGCGAGATAAAAAAGCTAATCAAGGGCGCTGAACTTTTTGCGATCTTTGGAGTAGATATGAAGATGGTTGTAAAAATAATGAAGCGACAGTTACAACGAAATGTAGATAGGTTCAGACCAGGTAGTATTGACAATAGCAAGGCAAAACTTTTAGCTTTTCAAAAAATAGTGGCTCCCGCTTTACTCAAGGTGGCAAATGAGAGAAGACGGGATATTGCTCTTTCATTGCTTGGAAAGAGAGAACTACCGGTAAGTGTGATCAAATACATCAGCACATTCTCTTTCGGCGGTTCACGACAACGCTCTCGTCGTCGCTCTGGATCTCGTCGCTCTGGATCTCGTCGACGCTCTCGTCAACGCTCACGTTCACATCGTAGACAACGCTCACGACGCAACTCAAAACGTCGTTCCCGTCGCCGTTCTAGATCAAGAAAGAAATCAAGGTGAATAAATTTTTGAATTCAAAATGAATTTAAAAGCTCACAATCAACTCGGAAAAATCATGCCCAAAGCTAAGCAACGTTATACTAGAATGGATCCTGTCGAACACGTTTTGAAGCGCCCCGATACTTACGTGGGTTCCGTTCGAAGCAGAAGAATAGAAGAGTTCGTAGTAGCCGACGAGGAATATCATATCTCTAAACAGAGAATTGAGATCTCTCCAGCTATTTTACGTATTTTTGTCGAACCTTTATCGAATATGATCGATAACTGGGCTCGTAGTAAGAAAGGTAAGAACAAGGTTACCGAAATGCGTGTCACTCTTGACTCGGACACAGGAGAGACCAGTTTTTGGAATAATGGCAACGTTATTCCTATTGAAATGCACGAGGAAGAGAAATGTTACAATCATTCTCTAATTTTTGGCAATCTTTTGACAGGCGAGAACTACGATGATGACGAAGAACGCGAAGACATTTCTGGTCGTAATGGTATCGGTATCAAAGCCTGTAACGTGTTTTCGAGCATGTTCATGGTAGAGGGAGTTGATCCCAAGAAGAAAAAATACCTTAAGCAGGTTTGGACAAAGAATATGACCGAGACGAGTAAGCCAATGGTCACAAAAACGGATGAAAAACAGGGTTACACCAAGGTTACCTATGTTCCAGATTTCTCACGCTTTGGTCTTGAATCATACACTGATGATATCGTATCCTTGTACAAGCGTTATCTTGTAGATGCAGCCATGATCACGAAAGTACCCTTTTTCTTTAACGATGAGCTAATTCCGGTAGAAAATCTTGAAGACTATGCTAAATTATATTCTAGTATCGAACGAGAGATGTTGCACATCAAGACGAAGAACTGTGAGGTTCTGGTCATGGAGTCGAACGAGTTTGAGGTGATTTCGTTTGCCAACGGTGTTTATACGCCTTTGGGAGGTACACATGTAGAGTCTTGGGTGGAGGGACTATTTCGTCCCCTTGTGCAAAAGCTAAACAAGCCGAAGAAACCTCAGCTGAACATCAAAGATGTGAAGCAGTTTTTTCGGCTATTTGTTGTTGCTACTGTGGTTAACCCAGAGTTTAATACGCAGAGTAAGGAAAAGTTAGAAGCTCCCACACTTACCGCAGAGGTGAAGAAAACACATATATCCGCCATCTGTAAATGGCCTGTAATGGAAAGGCTTGAGGATATTATTCGCAATAAGGAGCTGGCGGTGTTGAAAAAGGTTGAGCGTAAGCGTAAATATGTGAAGGTTGAGGGTTTAGAGTCAGCAAATAATGAAGGCGGTCCGTTGTCACATGAATGCACACTGATTCTCGTCGAAGGTCTTGGTGCGAAGGCTTACGCAGTAGAAGGAATAAGTAAAGGAGTTTTTGGAAAGAAAGGACGAGATTGGAATGGCATCCTACCATTGAGAGGTAAGATTCTCAATACTCGTAACGCGGCGACGAAGACGATCGCCAGCAATGCTGTTATCGGCAATATAATCAAGGCTTTGGGTGTTAAGACTGATGTTGATTATACTATCGATGCAGAATACAAAAAGTTGCGCTACGGAAAGGTGCTAATCATTACAGATCAGGATTACGATGGGTTACATATTTCCGGCCTAATTCAGAATATGTTTCATTCCCTTTATCCGTCTCTTTTGTGTCGAGAACAGCCTTTTTGTGTCGCTATGAACACGCTGATTGTAAGAGTTTATCTTTCTCCGACAAAGAGCCGGTTGTTTTACGATGAGAACGAATACCGTCGATTCGTTGTTGCTTATAACAAGAAATATCCCGGCAAAAAGATTAACAAGAAGTACTACAAGGGTCTCGGTTCTAATAACGAAGATGATATTGAGGAATCGTTCGGGCGAAAGCTAGTCGAGTTCAAGATGGATGATAAGACTTTTGAAACTATGACCAAAGCTTTTCACAAGAAGCATGCCGAAGGTCGCAGACAATGGCTCGCAAATTACGATCCGAATAAGACAGTTATCAAGTGGAAAGGAAATGAGACAGAAGTAGCAAAGATTACTTTTTCGGAATTTATTGATACTGAACTAATTCGCTTTTCTCATGATGACTGTGCTCGTAGCATTCCGAGTCTAATGGACGGATTGAAGTGTGGACATCGTAAAGTATTATATTCCTGCTTTTTACGTAATCTCAAAACTACTGGCAAGACGCTCAAGGTCGCTCAGCTAGCTGGTTACGTTTCAGAGAAATCAGGCTATCACCACGGTGAGCAAAATCTTCATGCTACCATTACCGGTATGGCTCAGTCATTTGTAGGTAGTAATAACATTCCTCTTCTATTTCGAGATGGCCAGTTCGGAACTCGTCTCTCAGGAGGTAAAGATGCAGCCCCAGGCCGTTATATCTGGACGCGAATGGAGCCTCTAACTAGGTTGATCTTTCGACCCGAAGACGATATTCTTCTTTCATATCGTGAGGATGACGGTGAAAAGGTCGAACCATACTTTTACGTTCCGATCTTACCGATGATTCTGGTCAATGGCACTGTATGTGGTATTGGAACTGGGTGGTCCTCAAATGTTCCTTGCTACAATCCTCTAGATCTAATCGCAGCGATTAGAATCTGGTTGGAAAATAATGGCAATGTTATAATCAAAAATGAGAATACTACTATCTCTCTCCTACCAGATCTCGTACCTTGGTACCGCGGTTTTACAGGAGAGATTGTGCTCGATACTAAGGATTCGCACAAGTTTATCTCTTGGGGTCGAATCTCAAAAAAGGGAGCAAAAACGGTGGTAGAAGAACTGCCTGTGGGTATGTGGACGGATAACTTTATGGAGAAGTTACAACAGTGGAAGGTAGATAAGGAAATCAAAGACTTTAAGAATCACTCCACTGTCAAGGATGTTAACTTTGTTATAACAGAGTCTGAAGACGGCATATCTTGCACGCTCGAAAATCTGAAACTGTACAAGGGAATACGTACCAGCAATATGTGTTTGTTCAACGAACACGACCAGCTTCGTAAGTTCAACAGCGTGGATGAAATTATCGATTCTTTTTGTACAGTGAGGCTTACCTATTATATTAAGAGAAAACAGCACCAGCTGAAAGAGATGGAAAAGAAGATCAAGATGATGGGTAACAAGAAACGATTTCTCATCGAGGTACGGAATGGCCAGTTCAAACTTTTTGATGAGATTAACGGTAAACGACGGTCACGTAAGACCACGGACATGATTGCTGAGCTGGAAGAAAGAGGATATGATCGTGATGGAGAGATTGATAATGACGAGGATGAAGATGAGGAGGAAGAAAAAGGTACCAAGGGATACGATTATCTTCTTCGTTTACAGTTTCGCAGTATCACTGAGGAAAAAATCGATAAGCTCAAGAAGGATATTGCAAGTCTGATTCGGGACAAAGACATACTAGCCGGTACAGCCGAAAAGGACTTGTGGCTACAAGACTTGAAGGAATTTGAGGACGCGTATCACAAGTGGCTCGAGGCCATTAGCAAAGAACGTGTCAAAAAGCCAAGAAAGAAAGACTAGTTCTTTTATAACACCTATGTGCTATAAAATGTTAGAATTTATTTTATTTAATAAATGCCTGAAGAGACTAAGGAATCGTTTTGTGGAGCATGCGTTGCCGGCGTTGCTGCGTTGGTGGGAGCTGGCACTGCTAGTGCTACAGCTCAGGACCGGAAAAAGAACAAGAAGAAGCAGAAGATCATATTCTGGATCAGTGTTGGAGTTACGATCCTCTCGATTCTTATAGCTATTTATATTCTATTTATCAGAAAGTGTAAGGAATGTGAGTGAAAAATAAATTGAAATTCCATTCTAGATTTCAGTTTGTTTTAGGAATGTTCTACTATTTTGCATCGCTGTTTTTCGCAGCTGTGGTATATCAAACTATCGCTAAAAAGACTAATCTTCCATTGCTTTCTAACGGGCTTGAAACGATGCGAGATAACGCCATTAAATTTTGGGATTGGCTTGGAGAAAGGTTTGCCAGGCTATTGAACATTGAGAAATGGTGTAAACAAGTGTGGGACTTTATCGTTAAACATGTGTGGGAAAACATTCGCATCTTTTTGGAATCCTTCTCCGAGGTGGGAGAGCCTATATGGCAGTTTCTCTTCTCATGGGGATACTTTTTCGTTGGTTTTGCTCGCGCTCACTCGATCTTCTTTTCCTATCTGGGAAGTGGAATCATTATATTCACTGTCGGTTACTTCACGTACGACTATTGGACCAAACAACGACTCTTGTATTTGGCAGTGAGTATGCCGGTAGGTTTGATCGGTGTTACAACAGCATATCCCAGCATCATATCACAAATATTCCCCAGGACATCAGAATTTCTGGAAAAACAATATGAAAAACCTACAAGAGAATATTTCACAGGGTTTCGCAAAGACGAGTTGCATAAAATGCTAGTAGATAAGGGTCTGCGAACAACCGGCTTGAAAACAAAAGAAGATCTGATTCAAGCTCTACTCTCTCAATCAAATACACGTAAAACTCCAGTGATATTTTTTCGACATTGCGGACAGGATTGATTATTTCTAACCAGTCGTAGAGTACACGTTGCACACGTTTGGCGGTGTCCGCAATGAAGGGCAATAATTCTTTCATTGATCATACAGATAGAGCAACACTTACTCTCATCCTGAGATTCCGTATCCCGTATATTCTCCAATGTCTTAATCATAGGAGGAGGTACAGGTATGAACGGTCGTGGTAGTTGTGTTATCTGTGAAAAAGGGGACGTATTAATATATTTGTCATAAATGTTGTAAGACATTTATGATCAGAGATAAACGTTTAAACTCTTATTCCTCTCCGTACAAACGCTTGTACTCGGCATCGACTTCCGGAATGACATGATCCTCGACTAGATACTTCATAAAGCTTTCCTCGGTGTCTACACCATCGGTGGGCAAACCAGCACGACGTCTAGCATCAATATACTTTTCCATATACTTTTCTCTCAGTTCTGAATTTTCCTGGTCGAGAACATTGATTTCGTGACGAGCCTTGGCGATGAGTCCAACCATCTGCTTCAACTTCTTGCTTGTCTCAACGAAAGTCCATGTCAACTGCGCCTTCTTAACATGTAGAGTAGTATAATGATCATCAATATTTTCCTTATCCTTTTTCACATCTTCAAGAAGCTCTTTCTCCCTCTCCTTAATCTCTTCAATCTCGCGTTGCTCCTTTTCTCGCTTTTTCTTTACATCTTCGGCGATAGCTGAAGCTGTTTCTTTACGAAGGTCGATTCGTTCAACCTCTTTCGAATAATCTGACGAATTGGTCAAGGGAAAGGGTCGACCGACAAAGGTATGGTAGATTTGGTGGTAAGAATCGACGTTACGAATCAGGTGTTCTGCACGCTCACTAGCTTCTTCAGGAGTCGCGTAGTTACCACGTAGCTTGGCAAAGCCATAAACACCTTTTTCGTTAGGCTTAGCGCCCTTAGCTGGGACAAACGATATTAGGCCAACCTTTTGCATGTCGATGGGAGGATCGGCATAACGTCGTTCTACGGCAGGAAACCTTTCTACAAAGCTGGTATCACTCAGTTCTTTCACAGCTTCTTTTGCCTGTTCATTAGTAAGGGGAGGTAATCCTTGCTCGATCTCAAGTTTGGTATCGGGATTTTTATCTGATGGCGCTGTAAGAGTATTTTCTTTACGCCATTCTTTATGCTCAGTGGGAGTGGACATTTTTCTCATTTCCTTCACAGTCTTTAAATTTTATCTGCTCAATCTTTTGCCATCGAAAGTAATATACGATCTCTTCGTATTGGGTAATCCAAAAATTATAAGTACGCGTTAGATGTAGTTCATTTTCCTCTGCTCTTACTGTGTAGTATTTCCAGTCAGGGTGAAGACGTCTAACATAGTTAATAAGCTTCCAGATGGTTTCGATTGCCTCTTCCTCAGTGGAGGTGTAGAATCGCGGACGATCGTTAACTAGAATCACGTATTGTTCACTAACGGCAAACCAAGGTTTAGTCTCAACTGCCTCAGTCTCAACTGCCTCAGTCTCAACTGCCTCAGTCTCAACTGCCTCAGTCTCAACTGCCTCAGTCTCAACTGCCTCAGTCTCAACTGCCTCAGTTTGTGCCTCTTTAGATTCCGTTTCTACTGCTTCAGTTTGTACCTCCTTAGATTCCGCTTCTTTAAGAGTCTCTCGTTGGGTAGGAGAGATCTCTGGCTCTGTTTTCCCCCATTCTTGGAAGGAAATGAGTTCAGGTTCTGCATTCAAGGTTGACATACTTTATATATACTAATAAAAGTTTTAAATGGATTTTAACCTGACCTCGCTTGGTTCTGCAAATTTAAAAATGACAAAAAAATTATGTGGTGGTAAATTAAGACAAAATGGATCCAAAAATTCGCAGCATCTTAAATAATAATTACGTGGATGGTATCTTTCACACCCATGTTAGCTTGATTCGTCCTCGAGGCAAGTTTCAGTTTAACCGTCAGACTCTTGAAGAGTTTTGGAAAGAGTATTGTCGGGTTATTAGTGAGAGTGAAGATCCAGTTGTCGGAATAGCCGAAAAACCTCAGTACTATTTACCTATTCTGGTAGATGTGGATCTACGTGTTCGTGATGAGGGGGATGATGGATTCGAAAACGGTCTCTACACCGAGGAACAGCTTAAGGCGGTGATCGAGGTCTATCAGTCTGTTCTTCGACAGATAGTAGAGGATTGTAATGATCGTGATTTAACCTGCGTTGTCTTGGAAAAAAATATGTATATGCAAACTAAAAATGATATTACTTATTTGAAGCATGGATTTCACTTACATTTTCCCTTTTGTTTTCTAAGTAAAGCCGATCAAGAAGTACAGCTTATCCCACGTGTTAAAGATGCTCTCAAAGAATTGGGGACATTTGCCAATCTGGGTTTTGAAGACTCAGGAGAAGTTATTGATAAAAGTTGTTGCAAAGTGCCTTGGTTGCTGTATGGTTCGCGAAAGGGTGAGGATCATCAACCCTATAAGGTAACCAAGGTTTATAATTCTGAGATGGCAGTAGTCAGCTTAGAAAGAGCGTTTAAACACTACCAGCTGTTCGATCATCGCGAACAGCTTATTTGCATTAAAGGAAAAGTAAGAGAGTTACTGCCACGCATTTTGTCTATCGTACCCTATGGTCGTACTGTTAAAGAAGTCAAGCGAGGTCTGATCTCTCCTCTCAAGGAGAAAATCAAACGTAAAGAGCGTAACACCAGTGTCAATCATCGCAAACTTACATCTGAAGAGGCACTTGAAATCGCTAGAAAACTGCTTCCCATGTTGAGTGATTTTCGTGCCGAGGATCGTAACGAGTGGATGACGATAGGTTGGATCCTGTACAACGTGTCAGATGGGCATTCCGACGCATTGGACCTATGGTGTGAATTTTCGTCCCGTTGCGAAGACAAGTATGATGAAAACGAATGTATTCACCATTGGGAACGTATGACTAAGAAGGATTTGACATTGGGAACCCTGCGGTATTATGCCAGCATCGATAATCCTGGCGAGTACAAACGTTTTAAGAATGAAGAAGCGAAGAAGCATATCAAGAATTCTCTCGAAGGAAGCCATAACGATGTAGCTAAAGCCTTGTACGCCGAGTATGGCGATGAGTTCGTGTGCGGTAGCATTGCTAACAAAGTTTGGTTTCAGTTTGTTGGTCATAGATGGGAACAGATTGAAGAAGGCATATATCTTCGTGAAAAGATCTCTGGTCGTATTATTAACAAGTATTTTGATGCTATACAAGAGCTCTATCAAGAGCTCAGAGACGAAAAAGGTGATAAGGCTAAAGATGCGATGACACAAGCCAAGATTAAACAGGTCAATAAGATGATTGCAAACCTGAAGTCAGCACCGTATAAGAACAATGTTCTAAAAGAGTGTATGGAGGTTTTTTACGATCCTCGCTTCCGTGAGAAGCTCGATGCTGATCCATACATAATTGGATTCAAAAATGGAGTCTATGATCTGCGTCTTAACATCTTTCGACCCGGAAGACCGGAAGATTTTCTATCCAAAAGCATGCCCATCGAATATGTCGCTTATACTGAAGATGATGAGGCTATCGGGGATGTTCATACATTTCTAGAACAGATCTTTCCCGACAAATCTCTTCGCAAGTATTTTTTAGACATCTCTTCAGATGTGTTTGTTGGAGGTAACCATGAGAAGATCGTTGTATTCTGGACTGGTGACGGAGACAATGGTAAATCCATTATGCAAAAGTTTTTTGAACTCATGTTGGGTCCTTTAGCTATCAAGCTAAACACCAATGTTATCACCGGTAAGAAACCATCAGCAGGAGCAGCTTTTGCTGACTTAGCTCGTGCTGGAGGAGGAGTTCGTTGGGCAACTCTTGAGGAACCTGATAGTGATGAGGTAATCAATATCGGTGTCTTTAAGCATTTGTCAGGAGGTGATTCTTTCTACGCTCGTGATCTCTTTGAGAGAGGTAAGGATGGTCGAGAAATTGTTCCAATGTTTAAGTTAAGTTTTATCTGTAACAAGCTTCCACGTATGAAATATGCGGATAAGGCTGTGTGGAATCGCGCTCGTGTACTTCCATTTGAGTCTACGTTTTGTCGTCCTTCTGATCCTGCTCCGGAGTCTTACGAGGAACAACTCAAGCAAAAGAGATTTCCCATGGATAAGAATTTTTCTAAGAAGATTCCCGGAATGGTTTCAGCTTTTGCATGGATACTTCTCCAACATCGTCTGAAGATTAAGGTTCGTATCGAACCGTCCAAGGTTATTGCTGCAACCGAGATGTACCGTAAGCAGAATGATGTCTATCGTCAGTTCATCGAGGAATCTATCTGTGAGGATCCAGATAAGTATATTTCGCTCATCGAGTTGTACAATATGTTCAAGGAATGGTTTCGAAACTCTTTACCCGGACACACAGTTCCAGTTAAGAATGAGGTCGAGGAGTATTTTATCAAGCTCTGGGGTACACCCGAAGCAGGAAAGAAATGGAAAGGCTTTCGTCACCGTGTTATTCAGGATGACATTAAGAATGGCGATGCAGTTGTGCTCACAAAGGAAGATCTGGTTGATTACAGTGATGAGGCTGGTCTGCCACCCATATAAACATTTTTAATTAGCTTGTAATTAAAAACTTAACGACGGTAAGTGAAACCTAGACTGACTCTAGGATTAGAAGGAGCTTTTCCAAAATTGGATCCGATACCAGCTCCGACCGAGAAATTACCTTTTGAGAAGATTGTCGTTCCAACAGAAACATGACCGGCCTGAGAATTACCACCACCAAGAGCAACCGTTTGCCCGGTAGACGTTGCAATATTAGTCGCTGTAACCGTTGTATTAGGAGTAGACTGCTGTTCGTTTGGCATTTATATTATAAAACCAGCTCTTTAAACTAAATTTAAAGATTCCAGCCCTAATTGAAAACATGGATCGCCCTAATTTATTCAAACGGTTTGTAGCTAGCTATAATTATGTTCAGGCGTTACAGAATCTTCCTCCGACCTATGAAACCGGAGAAGTTGCCAAATTTAAGCAGGTTATTCCTGATCCGGTTTCGGAACAGAATATTCAGATCCGACTTAATGACGTTGAAGCTGCACAAAAGAAATTGAAGGAGATGAATGAAAAGAAAAATTGAAAATGGCAAGCACAAATTACTGGGAGCAATTACGTGAGGCGTGGATTGAAGCATTCAAGGATGCTCATATGAAGGTTCCCACCTCATCACTAGCACAGGAATTGATGCGGACACATAATGTCCGTACATTTGAACGCCTCGATTGGGAGAGCAATGCAACACTGTGGTATCGTTACGACTTGGTCAAGTGGGAGCGTCACCAATTTTACCGTCTGTGGTGTCGCCTACGGGAAGTGATAGAACAGAGGGTACGCGAACGGGAGGCGGCAAAGCGTCCTTTACCATGTGTTCAACAAAAATAAAATTGATTTCACCCTACATTTTGTTTCGAAACAAAATGTACTTTATTTACGTCATTGGTATCGTTTATGTAGCTCTTTCCATTTACTTTCGTCTCAAAAAGCCTAAAAGCTTGGTCGTCATGATTGAAACTCCATATTCAGGAGATATCGATCGTAATGTTCGCTATCTACTATTGTGTATGGCTGAAGCAGGTATGCTTTACAATGAGTTGCCATATGCTACCCATTCTTACATGACACAACATCCTCGTTGTAAAACGATGTATGTCAGTGATTACGATCCTAAGTGGAATGTCTGGACACGAGAATCAGCCATTGAGGCCGGACAGAGAATGAGACATCGCTGTGACAGAACAGTGTTTTACATAGATTTAGGCTGGAGTAACGGAATGAAAGCAGCGCTGGTATACTGCCAGCTACATGGACTACCGTATGAGATACGTAGACTCAATTACAAAAATCTCGAGTGGAAGATTCCCTTTATGAGCGAAGAATTCAGTGAAGCGATCATAAATCTTGAAAATTATGAACATATGTTGGAATAAATTTTCTAGCTGATTACAAGCTAAAAAATAAGGAGTTTAGACGCTTGGGAGAAGAATAAATTGAAAAATTAATTCAAAAACTATCAAAAGTCGACGATGGATGTTAAAGACATTTCAAGAATTGAGTTTGGATTATATTCTCCCGAAGAGATTAAGGCAATGGCGGTTTGTAAGATCGACAACCCCAAACTTTCCGGTTTTGATGAGATGCCTCTTCCAGGCTCTGTTTATGACCGGAGAATGGGCAGTATCGATTTTGAAACCTGTCTTACATGCGGGCTTAAAAAAGCCTGTCCGGGACACTTTGGATATATTGAGTTGGCATTGCCCATTCTGCATCCTATGTATACTAAAATGATCGTAGCCTTTTTGCGCTGTTTTTGTAAGAAGTGTTATCGTCTCTTACTGAGCGAGGAGCAACTTACTCTTGCGGGACTAACACGCTACAAGAAAGAACGGCGTTTTCTCAAGATTCTTGAAAAACTAGAGAAGAATGACATGTGTTCCCACTGCTCTTCTCCGCAGCCCAAGATCTTGAGCAAGGCCAAGACTAACTCTATTGTTAAGGAACATAAGCAGAAAAAGACTGAGGAAAAGAATGCCAAGATCAGTATCGAAATTTTGCCTGAAGAGATTAAGAAAATATTTGACAATATTCTAGACGAGGATGTCATCATGCTAGGATTTGATCCCGAACGTATCAGGCCTCGCAACCTTGTTCTCACTGTTTTGCCAGTTCTTCCCCCCTGTTCACGTCCGCCTGTACTCGCTGATGGAAATACATGTGATGATGATCTGACGTTCCAGTACAAAGAAATCGTTAACATCAACAATCAGCTCTTTCCCAAAGACGAGAGTGTTACTGCTACAGCCCCAACACGAGGAAAAAATAAGCCTATGACGGAACAGGACAGACAGAAACTGATTCAGTCTCTAAAGTTCAAGATTCTAACAATGTTCAATAACAAACAGGGAAAGGCTAAACGACCTACTGACAATCGGCCAATCAAATCTTTGAAGGATCGTTTGGCTGGTAAAAAGGGTCGTATTAGGTGTAACCTCATGGGAAAGCGCGTTAATTTTTCAGCTCGTACAGTCATTGATGCCGGGCCAGAACTGAAGCTAAACCAGGTTGCTATTCCTTTTGAAGTGGCTAGAATTTTAACCAAGCCAGAGACTGTTAATCGATATAATATCGCTTGGTTGCAAGAAGTTGTCAACAATAACGAAGCGAACTTTATTATCAAGAGGAAAAAGGATGGTACCGAAACTCGTATCAATCTTCGCTATGCGATGTTTCGTCGCGGAACAGACCTTCTTTATGGAGACATCATAGTGAGAGGCAATGTTCTTTTTCAGGAAGACAAGTTGGGAAACGTTATTCTTCCTGAATCGGAAGATGAATTAGAGGTTATTCATATTAGTGAGGCTAAGTCTGTTCTACTTTTGAAGGGTGATCAAGTAATTCGTAAGAAAAAGATTGTCAAAGTCTCCAAAAACGATACACACAGTATGAAAAAGGGTGATATCATTGTGAGAGGCTATTCTCATACCATACGAGATTCCACCGCCATTCCTGAACCTCACGGGCCGATCAAAGTTATACACGTTATCAACAGTAATGATGTAACTCTAAAAGAAGGAGACCAACTTGTACGAGATGGAAAACTCGTCGATGTTACTTATCCTACTCCTAAGAATATTAAGCTATGTCTTGGAGATGTGGTTGAACGTCATCTGCGAGGTCCAGAGATACGCAATGGAAGAATGGCTCCCGGTGATGTTGTGCTATTCAACCGGCAACCTACCTTGCACAAAGGTAGTATGATGGCAAAAGAAGTGGTTCCAGGTAACCACAAGTCGTTTAGGTTTAATTTGGCGGCTACAAAGTCATTTAACGCTGATTTTGACGGGGATGAAATGAACATTCACGTTCCGCAGTCCTATGAAGCAGAAGTAGAACTACGTATGTTGTCTGCCACACAACATAATATGATCTCCGGACAGGAAAGTAAGCCTAACATCGTCATTGTACAAGATTCTCTTCTAGCAGCCTATATGATGACGATTAAGAATGAGAAGTTGACAAGTGACCAGTTTCACGACGTCGCATCGAAGGGTACACGGGTTGACGGTTCGCCACTTTGGAATGAGCATCGTAAAAATCATATTCAGCGCATTTTAAAGAAACATGGTAAAGATCCATGTGTTTATAATGGTCGAGGATTGATTTCGCTCATTCTTCCAAACACGCTTTACTACGAGAATAAAAATGATGCTCATCCGAATGAACCCACAGTAAAGATTTACGCAGGAGTTCTCGTCGAGGGAGCATTCAATAAAAAGATTCTGGGAGGTTCACATAACTCTTTGATTCAGATTATACACAAAGAATATGGTGTAAAAACAGCTGCGAACTTCATCGACAACGTGCAGTTCATTACAAATAACTGGCTGATCATTCATGGATTTACAGTTGGGCTGAAAGATTGTATGATCACATCTGAAAAGAGTACAACTGCTATCAAAGATGTTTTGGCGAAGTGTTACACAAAAGCGCAAGCGATCGAGGAAACTACGCAAAACCCTGGTATCTGCGAGGTGCGAGTAACTGCAGCTCTAAACGAAGCTAAGGATATCGGAATGCGAATAGCTACGGAGGCGATGTCGACTGATAATAATTTTCTCACCACGGTAAATTCTGGTGCCAAAGGAGATTTTTTCAACATCGCGCAGTTGACCAGTCTACTAGGACAGCAAAACTTGGAAGGCTGTCGTGTCACTCCTGTTCTGAATCATGGTAGACGATCTCTCCCGCACTATCCCTTTGGAGAGCTAGACAAAGAGCGAGATTACGAATCACGTGGCTTTGTTCGTCACTCATTCATTCGTGGATTGTCCCCTGAAGAGTTTTACTTTCACGCTATGTCCGGTAGAGAGGGTATTTGTGACACGGCTATGGGTACAGCCAAGTCTGGTTACATTCAGAGAAGAATTGTTAAGGTTTGTGAAGATATCCAAGTACGATATGATGGCACAGTGAGAGATGCAGCCGGAAAGATTTACCAGTTCGCGTATGGCGATAACAATCTCGATCCGACTCAAACCGTACAGGTTAATGGAGTCCAACAGATCTGTGACATTGGTAGAATAGCTACACGGCTTAATGCCAGCGTAGAAGATGAACCAGAATCGGAGGATGAAGAAGAGGAAATAAAGGTGGAACAACAGGTTGTACATTCACGGGCGAAAGAAAAGCTGATTAAGAAGATTCGGGCCGAGTTTCCCCGAGAGTCTATCGATGAGACGTGGAATCTTCGTCAGTTACGGCAAAGACTTCAGACTCTCCAACTTGCGAACGAAAGTAGCGATGAGGAAGAAGATGAGAATTCGGACGAGGAAGAGATCATGGTTGCAGAACCGGAAGATGAAGAGGATGGAAATATGAGTGATTAATAAACTGGGTTTTAATTTTGAATGCAAGAAATTAAAACCTATCATGTGGGGATGGAAAGAAATTACCTAATGGTGGCGAAAAAGTTGATGCGATTTGTCTTCACTTGTGGGGACATTTTTGTAGTCTTAACCAACCTAATCATTCCTAGAAAGTATCTAGCAAGATCATCTATGTCTACGACATCCTTTTGAGATATTTCACGCAACAGAATCTTGACCCGTTCCACCTCTTCGATATACTTCATGCCAAAGTTGGCGGAATCAGCAGCAGAAGAAACATCTTCATAGCCCTCGAACTCTCCGATGCTAGACATTTCTTCCATAGCAGCCAAATCATCCTCAAATTCAAGCTGTGACTCTTCTTCCTCCGGCTCTTGAAACTCTGGTGCCATATCTTCAACTTTATTTTCATTAATCTCGCGATTTAGAATAATACTAGCAGCTAGATTAATGTCGTGCTTTCCCATGGGAATATGCTCTCCATACTGATACTTGAACGCTTCGATTCCTACGAGAAGGTTTCCGAGAGCAGAAGAGATACAATTATCTTCCTCATTATCTAGATTATGACTTAAATTTTCGCAAGATACCTTTTTAGAGTTGAGCATCTCGACAGCAGCGATCGCACGTCGAATATCCTGCGTATTCGCATCCCTAATGTGTTGCATTAGGAAATAGATCATAACCACAATTCTATCCCAATAGATCTGGGAAATAGAGTTTATAACTATTTTATGATGCTCAATCTCTTTTTTGTATCGTGCAACAAGGTCCCTTTTACGCTCGTTGAAGCGACGAAGCTCTTCAGTGTGGCGAGAAACCTCTTCATTGGTGCGTAAAGATGTATTTATGTTATAGTATTTTTTATACTTTTCATCAAGCTCTTTACGTAAATCCTCTATCATTTTGTTACGTTCCGCCATCGATCGTCCAGGACGCATAAGACGTGAACGGTTCTCTGCAAACTCCTTTTTCTGCTTATCTTCAAAGCTTTTACGGTCGCTTTCCGAAGCAAATCGCTTTTTCTTCAGACGCTTAAGCTGTTTAGCCCTTAGTTTTGATAGCGTTTCTTCAATCTCTTCCAAGGGAAGTTCTGGTTTGTTGATCTCCTCCATCCCCTTTTTCCATCGTTTGCGCTGGCGTTGTTCAAACGATTCTTTCTTCTTTTTTGGCTGGCTCTTTGTAAGGAGCTTAAATTCGCGCTCCTGACGCTCTTTCAGCTTGTTAATCTCTTCCGGTGAAGCTCCACTTTTTTCCAGCTCTGTGATCTCCTTATTCTGATCTACAAGAATTTGAGCAAGATTTGGGGCTTTTTCACCTGTATCTTTGTCTCTTTCTTTAATGTTCCAGAAATCGTTATCCAACTTTTGTCTCTCGTTATCCAACTCATCAATCTCCTGTTTAAAATTCTTACTGAACTTGATGTTCATTCCCTTGCATGACATCACCATTCGAGTAAAGTCATCTGGAACAGGGATGATAATTTCCTGACTGAACGCGGTCAAATAACTACAGGGCTGATAAATAAGATCCAACACATGTGTCGTAAACCTGTCATCGATTTCTTCATCCTGTTTATCTGTAGTCCACAAATAGTGCTTTAATCTCCATACTGTGGTGCACATGTCGGTGAGTCTCATTTGTAACCACGTTTCCATGAACTTATCTCCTGTGATGAAGCGAGTGATATCGCTAGTGCGAATAACAGGAAAATTCTCATTCTTTCTCGCAGCCATAATGTCAGCACGGATACGCTCGAGATTTTTGCCAGCAAAGTTCTCTCCAGGCATATTTTTCATTCCTGTTCCCAAAAATAGATCATGTGGATCTGTCCACAAAATCTTCATGTTTCCAGTCATGAGAAGTAGGTTCTGCATGTTGCGGTCAGTAAACTTTGTCTTTTGAGCGATACTGCAATAAGTAGCCATCAGTTCCTTATGTGACTCTAGGTTACGTTTAGCGAAAACCTCATTAGCTTGATCGGGATGGAGAAAATCTTCTACCGTAGCTTTGCGATCTCTACCTACATCAGACTTCATTAATAAACGTCTAGCGACCACAGTGGGTGTTCCGCGATAATATGTGCCACCCTTGTTCCTCAAATTTGTCTGTACGCCGGTGTGAGTGATTAACATCGTCGTTATGTAGATACTAACGCTAGGATAAGTCGCTTCACCAACATCAAACATTTTTTGAAACAGAGGGGAGAATTCACGCCAGTCGGCAGGATTTTGGTCCACGAGGGCACGTATTTCGATCGGTTTTCCGGCCGGCTTGACGTAATCGACTCCAATCTCATCCTCTTCTTCCTCTTCCTCCTCTTCCTCCGAAACATGAGCGGGAACCCATTTTACGAAAACTTGTCCCAGACTGATATCAGTTCCTCTCTCAGAGTTGTATTGGTCGAGAACCTTTTTTCTATTCGGTTCGCTTCCACGAAACTCTCCAATCTTCTCTCGGCGGCCAACTCCTTTCATAGGACGTTTATGACTGATAAATACATCCCAATGTCCAGCCTTTTTCTTCGGCTTCTTAGCGGGTTGGTCCGAGCCAGCTTTAGGTTCATACCTTTCCAAAGCAGCTTGTAGCTCTTCGATGCTGTATTTTCGATATCTATCACTGGATTTTCCTGTATATTTTTGAATACGTTGAATTAGAAATTTTTTCTGTGCCTTGTCATCGGTGCTAAGTAGTTGTTTGAGATAGTTATCATCAGCGTCAGAGCTGTCGGTAGACTTATCAGATTCTTCCTTTGATGCCGAACGACTACTGCTACGCAACTCTTCTGCATCCTTTATTTCCTTCATTGAAGGTATGTGCAATGTATCTAATCGTTCTTTAATCATGTCATTAAGTTGATCAGAAAACTCTCCTTGGTTATACAAGGTTACTACCCTGTTACGTAATTTAAAATACTCCTCTAACGAGGGAGAAGCCTGTTGTAGCTGTAGAGCCGCTTCCTGCTGTTGTTCGGGTGATAATTGCGGAAACTCCTTGTTTATCTGATACACAGTATAAAGTTCTAGAATGGCATCAGCACGCTTGTTTTCCATTTTCGATCGTAGCTCGCGAAGACCACCGATAAATTTATCGCCATTTTTCATTCCTCTGCGCATCAGAAGAACTAATGAGCCGGGCTTTTTAATCTCCCGATCGAATATCTTGAACTGCCCACGGTTATACATTTGCACAACACCTTCTTTGCTTTCGCCGAATATGTTTAGAGACTCTAGAGTATCGTCTGGATGCAATTCTTTCCACGTGTCAACAATCTCTTTTGCTGACATACCCATGTATTCGGATAAGTCACTGCCATTACCGATCTCGCTGCGTAAAATTACATACGCCTTGTAGATAACAAAAATACGGTTGTCACGTTCTATGTTTTTCTGTTCTCTACTTTCTTCTCGTTCCTGAGCCCGTAGATTATGTCTAATCTGCATTAATGTTACTCCGATAAGGTTTGCCCCTCGTCCATCAGGTCCTGTACCAAGTTGCGCATTACCGCTTATGTAGAGAATAGGAACGTTGCCAGAATCGATTAAAACTTGAGCTAATGCGGTGTCATCGGCGACCTTAGCATTATATGCGCGTTCAACAGCTGATCGTACGTTGGAGAAGTTTTCTCTGTACAGAAAATGGTTGTACATCTGGTATATGTCCATTTTCTGAATAGCCACTTCTCGAACGATCATTTCACGAAAGTGATCTATCTCAGCCATCGTTAACTTACTACGCTGTTTTGCTTCCACGTTAGCTATAATGGCCTTAACCTTGTTATCAATGTTGGTCTTTTTAGGACTTCCTCGGATAGTAACTATCTGTAGAACAGCTCTGAAAAGAGGAGTGATCAGCATATTCGACAGTATGTAGTTGGTAACTGTTCCCCATTGTTTGCCATCAATTCGCATGTAGTGTAAATAATTATTACTGAGAGGACCGAACGGGATATCGTAAGGATTATCCAAACGAAGTACCACCTCCTTATTCAGCGCTTGCTTTTTCTTTGGCAAAGTACTCATTTTTATTTGGCATCAAGATTTTATAAGTCTGATTTAAATATTAGTGTCAGCTGAAATAAATGAGCGGATTATTGTTTCTAACGTCAGAAGATTTTGATCTCCAGAGAGGTACCAAAGGCAATATCATGTGCCACCGCATTCAGGGCTTCTCGCTAATTCTATTCTACTCAACCCATTGCGTCCATTGTCAAGGCCTGATACCAATCTTCAAAAGCTTGCCCGGTACTATTGGAGGATGCCAGTTTGGTATGATAAATGTGAGCAACAACCGAGCAACTGTCGAGATGTCCAAGCAATCGGTCACACCGATCAAATACGTGCCTTACATTGTACTTTATTTCAACATGAAACCGTTCATGGTTTATAAAGGGCCTTATGTTGCTGATGAAATTCGTCGTTTCATTATCGAGGTAGCTAATAATATCCAAAAGAAGCAGCAATTCTCCAAGGCACAGATCAAACAGGATGATCAAGAAGGAGGCATTCCAGCCTACACAGTAGGTCGTCCTGTTTGCGGAGATGATAAAGTTTGCTATCTAGAGTTTCTGTCAGCTTATCAAAAATAATATTCACTTCCATAAATGCCAAGAGGAATTTATAAAGGATTATCATGTAAAACAGATGGACATCCTCCTTTTGTTCCGACCGAACACCAGAAAGATGCATTGGAAGCATTTCTCAAAAGTCCTTACAAGGGGATGCTCCTCTATCATAAGCTCGGCTCTGGTAAAACCTGCACCAGTATAATGATCGCTGATGCTTTACTCAGAAAGAAAAGGATTGCTCATGTTTATGTGATGTCTCCTGGAAGCTTACGATCTGGATGGCTGACAGAATACTGCAATGTGTGCGGTTATAAACCCAAATACATCAAAAAATACTTCACATTCATCACGTATAACTACATGGTCGGTCGCAATCTTCCAGACTTCACTAATTCGCTGGTGATCATTGACGAGGTACATAACCTCGTCAATGGAGCCAAGAATAGGAGTTTTAATCCTACAGCGATATACAATGAATTACTAAAATCTGACTGTCGTATTTTGGCTCTTTCAGGAACTCCTGTGTTTAACTATGTGTATGAATTTGCTCTTTTAGGTAATCTGCTTAAACCCGGTGGAGAGTTCCCCGATATACGTCATGGGACAGAAGGAGTAGATGAAATTGCATTTATGACATTCTTCAAGGATGATCCAGATAACCCGGATGGCGGTATTTTACCAAAAAACATGACAACCATGAAGAGAAGACTTGATGGGATAATTTCCTACTATCCTGGTGCTGGCGCAGAGTTTGTTCCCAGAGTGATCAATATGGAACCCATAAAGGTGTTAATGCCACCAGATCAAGAAAGAAACTACTGGATCCAATATGAACAGGAAAATGCAATGTCACGTCCCCCTGACGAAAAATTAAAGCGTACAGATCCCGCAAAATACGATAGATTGAAACGAATGTATATTATGGCTTTGAAAAATATTCTAACCCGTAGAGCTTCTAATTTTTACTACAGAATGAAGATACCGGCTGACATTCCTGATCTGACTGTTAAGAAAGGTGGATGGATTGAGAAAGAGTATTTTCAAGACGGAGCATTGTATAAATATTATTCAACTAAATTTACGGTTCTTTTGCTGAATATTGTCATGCACAATATGCAGAAACACGTGGTGTTCACTTTTTTCAAGGAACGATCAGGAGTTGTACTACTGAAAAGTATACTAGGAATGTGTGGCATTCACGCGACGATCTTTTCTGGAGATCTGAATGACGAAGCTCGTCGTTCTATCTTACGACGCTATAATTCTCCGCAAAACCGTTACGGAGAATTAATCAAAGTTTTACTCGTTACAGAGGCAGGAGCTGAAGGTATTTCTGTGCTGGAGGCTCGTCACATGCATATTCTCGAATCTTCTCCCAGAATGAGCAAAACTATACAGGCTATCGGCCGAGTAGCTCGCTATAAGTCGCACATTAAGCTTCCAAAAGAGGAGCAAAGTGTTAAGATTTGGAGATACTGGAGTATGGCCTCAGAAGATCCGGTTACTATTCATGCTGAAATAGATATGCCGAACGGCGAAACAAAAACGAAGACAATTTTGATCACAGTTAAAGAGACGATTGACGAGATTTTATACAAAAAAGGAATGAGGAAGGTTCGGGAAATAGATTCGTTTCTTGATATTTTAAAGCAGGTTTCAGTTACAAAATGGAGCGAACCGGAAGAAGCCAAATGAAATCTATTTTTAAATAACATATGGTTTAAAAATAGGATGAGCCAATTTCCGCTATACAATACGCTAATAGCTGACCTACCAGAAAAAGATCTCACTGTCATTCAAAATCTTGATCTGGTGCGTAAAATTTCGCATTTGGATTCCGAAGCGTTCGAACTGATATACGCTCTGATTAAATGTTATTATCTACAGCATGAGAAGGGAGACACGTTTGTTATTCCCTATGACGGTAAGCTAGCGAAGGAGCGAATCGATTTTGATCTCGTAAAGTTTCCCCCAAAGCTTCGCCAGCTTTTATACAAATTTGTTATTGTACATAGGAAAAAGCTAATCGAGGACAAGGAAATCGAAAGCTATCATACTACTTCTTCCTAGTCTTCCATACTAAGATAATAGCAATCACCAAAATAGCGATTAAAACGTAAAGACGCCAATTGGAGGAGCCACCAGACTCGCATTTCCCCCAACAATTTTTACTTCTACTAACGGGAAAATTTTTATACGTAGCGCTTTCTCCATTACGTTGGGTTTGTGATAGATTGATGGATTTACATTTTCCCCCTTCACAGTAACGAACTTCTACCTGTGGTATAAGATCGAATAGAACATTTTTACCATCTCCCAAAGCGTCCTCAAAGTTGTTATTCGTCACTTCTAGAAGTTTCATATCTTCATTATACTGTAACAGACGACCAAAGTAGGTGAAATAGAATTTGTCATTGTAATTTAGATTTTCACCTACTTTTTTAGGTGGATAACAGTGAATCTGAAATGTATTGCTGGGACCATTATAGGTTGTAGCTCTCATTAGCCACTTAACCTCATCGTTAAAATTTTCCTTACGAAGTATGAACGATGTATGGGGAATGTTGATTGCTACATACGCTCCATTCTGAATTAGTACATAGTTTTCTACATAGCTACGAGAAATTTTGATTGGAATAAATTGCACATGTACCGGTTTCTTATCGGTGAAAGTTACCATTTGAGAAACTGTACCTAGATCTTCCATTCCTAGCCATTTTCCGGTATTGATATTACGCAGGATGAAATGATCTTCGTAGAACAACACATTAGCCTTATTAGGAGGATATGGATAGCTAGTGCTGATAAAAAATGTGCTATCTACTCGCTTAAACTCTGGGTAGTAATCCTTGTGTCGTAACCGGTAGTATGGGAAAGTCTCATCAGACATATAGTTTCGTAACGGAACGCAAATATTACGGTTATCTGGCGTCTTGATAAAGTAACCTTTGTCACACATTTTATCGGGATCATTCTTACAGATGTCTATGCACTCCTGTATTGTGTCTGTATAACGACATATCCCCTGAATGGTATCGTTACAGTCATTCAGGTTTAGATTAGACATGGTTGTGTGAGGAAAAATGCGCCAGTTTCCATCGTATAACTGTGGCTGTTGTGTCTTGTTTACAGACATTTATTGTAAACAAGACATTTAAAAACTCATTAACCATGAGAAAAATGAGTAGACGACAACAACTTAACAAATTGTCCATTCTCCCTCCGAACAAAACAGTGGTTTTTTACTCTCCAATAGAAGGACGTGACATACTTGTAAGAACCGGTACAATTGGAGAGGGTAGCTGTTTTTTCCATGCTCTCCTACACTCACATTCAAGAGAATATGTTCGCCTGGATAAGAAAGGGAGAATGAAGCTGGTGGCAAAACTGAGATCTAGCCTAGCTGATAAGCTCGATCGTAAACGATGGGAAGAAATTTCCAGCGGTCTAGTAGCAAAGATACCCTTTCAGGAAAACATTAATGAGATCTTGCATGATTTTTACCGTCATATTGAGAAAGAACGTTCTGGAAAGTCAAAGATGGGTCGTAATCTAATACGCTCTATTATTCATAACGATAATGACAAGCAAGCTTACCAAATTATTTGTGAACTGATCACGATGGAAGACTTTGAAAAAGAACTTTTACCTAAGATTCACGATAAGTGTGCAGAGAATAAGATCACCGAATGTAAGGAGACGATTGTCAAGGACGTGTGTGACTATGGACAAAAGGTTTTTGACAAGATTGGGAAGACTGTGGATGAAAATCGCAAGAATTTTTGCGTCAAAAAGATTGAGACCATGATTCGTAAAACTGTGAATGAGGCAGATAATGCAGCCTTCAAGGACTACTTAAGTAATCTTAAGGACGCGTCAGTTTCCGTTGATACTTACACAATCGGCTTGATCTCAGAACGTTTCAACCGTGATATCTACTTCATTGATGCTAGAACTAGAATGCCTTATCGCGTTGGGGGCGATGAGAACATCAAGTCACGAAAGTCCATCATCGTTATGTGGGTCGGAGGAGTTCATTACGAAATTGTTGGCAGGTTGTTGGGAAAAGATCGCATTCAACGTGAGTTTCACGATGATGATCCTCTGATCAAACGTATCAATACGTACCTATTTCATCCTGACCTGGTGGCTGAACAGTATCCTGCTCTTATACCGTATTTGCCCAAGAATCATAGGGATCGTCTAGGATTTACATCCGACAGCCGATCGGAGGGAGATTATGAATCTTCTTCAGAAGAGGAAGAAAGTGATGAGAGTGATGAGAGTGATGAAGAACGCACACGCAGTAGCTCTAGTCCTAAACGCAAGAAATCTAGGAAATCTAGACATAGACGCAGACATAGAAAACATTAATTTTAACACATATATGCGTTAAAAAATTGTTGATAAAAGTAAAGATGGATATCAAAGATTTCCTGCCTAAATACCCCAATGTCAATAAATCCAGTTACGGTGTGTTAAATCCTTATGATGATAACTTCTATCAGGCTATCTTTCGTAAAAAGGAGTTTTATGACAACAGACTGGATCGTGTAGAGGTATTTCCGCGAGAGAGGGGTATGTTGACCAAACATCAGAAAACCATTGCACACTACCTGTCGAGTAATACACCGTATAATAAACTGATGCTGGTACATTCGATGGGCACGGGCAAAACGTGCTCCGCAATAGGTGCCATTGAACAGATTAAGAGCGAAGATAGTACATTCGATGGAGCATTAGTTTTCGCTGGCGGAGAAGGATTGTTAGATAATTTTGTTAAGGAGTTGGTAGAAAAGTGTACTCCTGGTCAATACAAGCCAGAAAACTATGAAAAACTAACTGATCTACAAAAGATTCGTCGTATCTCTAAAACTACAAAGTTCTATCATCTCGATACGTTCAGAAAATTTGCTCAAAAGATCATTGCTCATGCATCCGACGACGATATTCGTCGCGACTACTCTAATAAGATTATAGTTATCGACGAAGTTCACAACCTTCGTCCCCAAGGAGAAGATGATGATGTTAAGACCTACTGGCATTTTCACCGTTTTCTACATCTAATCGAGAATTCCAAGATTATGTTGTTATCCGGTACTCCTATGCAAGATAGCCCAGAAGAGATCGCTAGTGTGGCCAATCTTCTTCTCCCGATGGATCAACAACTTCCGATGGGAAAGGAATTCCTTGAAGAGTACATGGAAGAAAAAAATCAAGTTTACATCTTGAAAAAGGATAAAGCTAAGGATCTTAAGGAAAAGCTGAAAGGGTATGTGTCGTTTCTTCGTGAAGCATACTCGAATGTTACAAAAGAATACATCGGAAAAGAGGGAGTAGGATCACTAAAGCATTTCATAGTCGATCCTGGGCAGATGTCAAAGTTTCAGAGCAAAGCATACGCTAGGGCTGTGGAGAAGGATCAACATGGTAAGAAGTCTGGTGTGTGGAGTCACGCTCGTGAGGCTATTCTTTTTGTTTATCCAGATGGCTCGTGGGGGAGAGAAGGTTTTGAAAAGTATATTAAACGAACCGAGAGAAAGGCGTTTGTAGCAAAAGGAAAGAAAAAGGCGGCCGGAGCTTATGTTCTTAGTGATGGGCTACGAAAAGCTTTGAAGGGAGAGAGTGATGAAGAAACTCTTGCCAACATTCGCCGTTACTCTGTAAAATATGCACAAATTATTGAGAAAATTTTGAATACCAAAGGAAACTGTTTCATCTATGGTTGGTACATCAAAGGTAGTGGTGCGATTCTCTTTTCTCTTTTACTAGGCTTGTTTGGATTTAGCAAAGCTAACGGCAAAGAAAACACGCCAGGTCTTCGTTATGGCATTCTAACGACGAAAACAGCCGCTCCTGCTGAAATTCGTCGCATCACCGACCGTTTTAACAGGCCTGATAATATGAATGGCGAGTATATAAAGGTTATTATCGGAAGTAAAACAGTTTCAGAAGGATACTCTTTTCGCAATGTTTTGTTCGAGGCAATTCTTACTCCACACTGGAACTACTCAGTCACTGCACAGGCAATCGCTCGTGGTATTCGCTTAGGATCACATAACGATCTGATTAAAGCTGGGGAAAATCCGACCGTTCAGATTATGCAACCGGTTTCATTTGCTCGCAAGGAGTACACAAACTTTTCTATCGATCTACAGATGTATGAAACTTCGGAGGACAAAGATATCAGTATTCGTAGCATTCTACGCCTATTGATGGAGGTTTCATTCGACTGTGCTCTAAACTACTTTCGTAACTATATCGATGCGAAAAAAGGTTCGCGAGAGTGTGATTATACAAGCTGTAATTATAAGTGTGAGGGAGTAGATATAGAAACTATCAAAGCGGGATTGGATGATTCGGAAATCGACTACTCTACCTACCAGCTATTCTATGCGAACCCAAAGATTCCTTTAATTCGTCGCAAGATCGAGCATCTATTTCGAAATAATCATCAAATAGATTTAGATTCTATAATCGAAAACCTTAAGGATGAGTTCTCCGAAGACGAGATTCGCAACGCACTTCACACCATTCAAGAAGAGACCGGAAGTAAAGAGTTTGACTATCGTGACTTTCTCGAGATATACTCGCGAAGCCCGGTCAAAAAGATCATGAACGGTGTTGAACAATTGTTTCGAGAACATTTTAGACTCAACCTTAATACCATTTTAGAGCAATTTCCTCAATATACCCAGTTTGAGGTTCTAACGGCTTTAAGAACGTTGATAAATGACAGCACTGTTATTCTAAACAAGTATGGTATCTCCTCTTATCTGCGGGAGGATAACAACGTTTATTTTCTGGTCAATAGTCTAACTATTAACGCAACGTTCTACTCTGAGTACTACACACGATATCCTCATGTATCCACCAATCAGAACTTTACTGACATTATGAACAGTATCTATGTATCAGCATTACCGAAGCTAGCAGGACGTATATGTCGAACAGATAATGAAAAAGAGTTTGGTAAGTTAATGAAATCTCTCCCAATCGAGATTCAGGAACTGTTTATCGAAGCAAGCTTGGTGGCCAGGGATAAGAAGATCAAAAAGACTCGCGAGCTACGTCGACGTATTATCGAGTTCTTCAAGAATTATATTAAGAAAATCGACAATGTATGGATATCCACGCTATTACAGGATAGTGCAGAGGTATTACGCTGTCGGGATGTTGGAGCTGATTTTGATAAGTGGAGCGATTGCGATGAAAAATACCGTGAGTTGGTGCAGGAGCAGGAAATTAGCAAAAAACGCAAGCTACGTGAGGACAATCCCTACGGAATCATTGGTACATACAATCCCACAACTAAAGATTTCTGTATCGTTGATCTAAACCGTGAAAAAGCTGGCCAGTCTAAGCGTGAAAAGGGAGTGGTTGATAAACGTCTTAGCCACACGGGAAAAGTTTGTTCTGGAGGAGGCTGGAAGCTTCCTGAGCTGATGGAAATCGCTATCAAACGTTTGCAAATCGATCCTCCCAATTCCTTCAAGAAGACAGATAGTCGTCAATCTATGATCGCGTACATCCAAAAGGATCCACGACTGATGAAAATTTTCACCAAAGAAGAATTAGAAACAGCTGATGATCTCATGCTACGTCGTGCTTTGTATTGGGGACTTCCACCCAAGGATAACGGCAGACGTAAGATTCTATTTCTGTGCGAGGATATTAAGAAATGGCTTGATGAACGTGGCTTGCTACAAGTGGATGATCAATGCGGTGTTCAGGGAAAGAAAAAGATAACTGCTGTCTCAGGAGGTGGAAGCCAAGATCCGACCAAGAATTATCGATTAGAAAGAGTGATTCCAACTCAGCAGGAGGAAAAGTTCAAATCATACGGCAAAGATATTGCCAAATTGATGGGAGAATGTTTTGGGGCTAAAAAATACCAACCAGAGATTAATAATAATACATGGATATTGGTCTTTTCCAGAAAGAAGCTGGTAGGATTCATCACAGTAGACGACGACAATATTTTGTGGAATGTATGTGTAGCGAAGAACTATCGCCGACAAGGTATTGCTCGAGCAGCGATGAAGATGGCTACAAACGATGTATGTTCAGTCAGGGGTAAGCGTCCCACCCTACTTGTGGATAATAGGAATAAAGATGCAACCAAGCTAATACGAATGTATAAAAGCTTTGGATTCGATATCCAACGGGCTGACGAGCGTTATACGTATATGGAACATCCATGCACGTGACATAATTAGGGTTTAAAAGATGAAATTTTCAAAAAAAATCAATGCCGACCACTTTTAAAGCGATGACCCGTGATGGCTACAGTTGGAAAATTCTAGCTGAGTTACTTCACAATAATATTAAGACAGCCTGTTTCGAGATCGATAGTGATGGAATCCGTCTTCGTATGATGGATCATCACCGAACCATCCTAATCGATCTAGAACTCGATGCTGATAAGTTTTCAGTTTACAAGTACAAGTCTGATGATAAGATGTATCTTGGTATTAATCTTACCCATTTTCACAAAATGCTAAAGTCGATCAAAAAGAGAGATTCGATTCAGCTCTTCATCACCGACGATGCCCCTACCGATTTGGGTATCAAGGTTATTCCTAAAGAAAACAATCGTGTAACCACATCGTTTATCAAGATTCAAACGATTCAGAACCTTGATATCGATCTTCCCGAAGGTTATGGAAGACCTGTTATCGTTCCGTCCAGCGAATTTCAAAAGATGTGTAAGGGGTTGACACACATTTCTAATGAAACTCATGTCACTTCAAAAGGCTTTCTGATTCGTTTCTCTAGTGACGCTGGAGGCGTGATGAAACGGTTTACCGAGTTTGGAGAAGCCGAGGATACCGATTCTGATACTGAAGAGGATAAGGATGACAGTCCTGAATATGATGAGAAGTTTGACACTGAACAACTTACTCGCGTTACAAAGCTAGCTGGACTACATACCGCGATGCAGATCTATCCCAAGCAGGAAAACCCATTGTTGATTCGATCCGATGTTGGTAGCATAGGACGCATCTCTATCTACCTCAAGTCCAAGAGCTTGCAAGCAGCTGAATCAGCTGTGGCTGAAAGCGATGACGAATAAAAATGAAAAATGTACTTGAAATGAGCGGGGGTAAATGGCAAAAGCTATCACCTATAATGATACTCATATCGCCGATGCGTGGGACTATTTTGAAGCGAATCATGGCGACAATACGGTATACGAGGTTTACGATATGGAATTGTTCTCCGAATATATTCAGAGAATCTTTGAAACATATCACGGAATCGCACATTGTATCACACCTTTCTCGCTTTTAGCAAAAGATACCTATAATATGCTGGTCAGTCTATGTGAACTGCCGGAAGATAAGGACGATGAAAATTTATACGTTATACTTTGTAAAGATTGGGAAGGAAACGTTTTTCTGGAAGAGTATCACAAGCTACAATTTTATGACGAAGATCATGTTCCAGTTTCTTACATTCCCACAGATACGTTATTGGAAATTATTGAAAAGAGAGCCACACATGGGTTCAAAAAGTTGAAATTCGAGCCCAAAGATCTAATGACGGATCTTATCGGTGAGTAAATAATGCTACATATTTATAGCTAATATGTAGCTTAATAAATGAGTGCAGACGCGACACTTGGATTTTACGTCGACGACCCGTGGGATCATTTTGTTCCGAAAAGTAATGGCATTGCCATACTTGATCAAGGCTTTCAATTTACCGGAACAAACACGAGTGCAGGTACAAGGAAAGATATTACGATAGTGGGACCTTCGTCAACTGGCTTTAGAAATTATGATATCACTTGGCCAGCAAATATCCCGACTACTGGTCAAATACTAGCCATCTCTTCCAGTACTTATAGCTCTGTGGATGATCTTCAAACAGTAAGTTTAGAATGGGGAACAGATATCAATTTGTTTACCGAGGATACAGCAGGATCTGCTGTTATCGATCACAATATTTATGGAGGAACAGGAGCGGGAGGAAGCATTACAACCGCAACGGAAAACTTTTTTGCCGGAGTAAATGCAGGAGCAAATATCAGTTCTGGTAGCTCTAATATCGCTGTTGGTAACACAGCTTTAACAACAGCTACTACTCAGAGTGATAACATAGCGATCGGTACAGGAGCTCTAACTGTGGCTGCCAACACGAACGCGCGAAATGTGGCGATCGGTTCTGGAGCTTTGGGTACTCTTACTGGAGCGGCGGGAGTATCGGCAAATAATGTCGCTGTAGGATACAACTCTGTTAACACAACTACAGATACTTCTTTGAATCAGAGTATTTATATCGGTGCAGAAACAAAGGCATCGGGAGCTACAGCTGATAATGAAGTAGTTATCGGATATGGGGCAACTGGAAAGGGAAATAATACGGTGTTATTAGGTAACTCATCCGTGACCGATGTGTACATCGGCCAGTCGAATAGTACCAACCTGGTATTGACCGGAAATAGCTTTACAACAAAGATACGTGGCTCATCTGTAGCCAGTGAAAATGCTGAATGGATATTACCTCCGACTCTCCCATCTTCTGGACAAGTTTTAGGAGCAACCGTTGCTGGATCGATTGCTACTCTTGGTTGGAAAAGTGCTAGCACCACAGCCGATCCGATGATCTACTTGGCAAGCACAAATACGGGAGACACGTATGATATTGGATTTTATGGTAAATATGTTAATGCGGGAACCAAATACACCGGCTTTATTCGTGATGCCACAGATGGAACGTTCAAACTGTTCGCCGGGTTACCAACAGCTCCTACAGCTACTTCTGTCGGTGATGTATCAGCATACTATGCGAATATGAATTGTAATGCGATAACACTAACCTCAATCACAGATGGTACGGCTACGTTAACCGGAGGAGCGTTAACAGGAGCAACACAAATTACGGTAGATCAACTCGATCTGAACGGTAGCAACATTACCTACTCGGGAGCCACTGGAACGAATCTAATCACTGTACCTGATAACCTTGCAAGTGCTTTACTCGTGACTGATGGGACTCAAAACTACATTCAGCTAGTCTCTACAACCGGTTTAGATGAGGTACAACTACTTC